AGCTACCAAAAAGAAAAAGACCGGCGCCAGGGCCAGTCTCTTTTTGTTCTGTTTAGTTTCCTGTCTACAGCGTCCGTGCCACAGCTATGAGGCAGAGCTCCAGCGTCCGGAGCCGCTCAAGTTTATCGACGGAATCAGGCTCAGACCTAACTAAATCGATGGCGCCAACAAGGTATCGTATTTCTTGGGCGGGGCTCATATGTTTTCTCCTTTCATATTAAGCTCCTCTGTTGACGATAATAAAAAGAGACGCGCTGGCCAGGACCGTTATATAAAGAAGAAGAAACATCATTTTACCCCCTTGTTAGTTTGACTTCGACGACCAAGAAACGGCAGTCGTCGTTGTGCCGGGGATAATACGTCGTGAAACGGTCGAAACCTGTCCAAAAGGTGACCGGTTGCCGGTCGCCGTTGTGAATAAACGACCACACATCACGCTCTGTTACAGGACCCCAATCACCCTCAAACGTTTCTTTTTGGTCGTCGGTCGGTTCCTCAGTCGTCAGCTCCCCGCCGATTATATAACCGAGGACGCCGTGGTCGTGGTAGTCGAAATGCATTTCGTATTTGCTGGTGATAATACGTTTCATGGTTCACTCCTTTGTATGGTGGATTTGTCTTACCTAACCCTTATCGGCAATCCGTGAAAAATCTTTAGCCCTAAAAGAAAAAAAAATTATCCTACTCCCCCTAATAAAGGAATGATGGGTCGGGCATGGTTTGTGCACCATGCAACAGATGGGCCAACCTGGGCTGAGTAGCTGAATTTAGGGAGGATAGCCAGTTTTAGTTAGGCTGTTTTTCCCCCTCCTCCTATACACCAAAACATGATGAGAACTGGTGAATAGAAAGAGTACAAGTGCCGCAGTGGGGGCCCTGGTACCTAGAATTAACTACTCCAAACACTGGGTTACACACGGGCCAGCCCTTCGCACTTGCCCCTCACTTCCCACTATGATATCCTACACTTGGGAGAATAATATGGCTGCTAAGAGAAGAGACCACAAAGGTCAGAAGTATTACCACCTTACGTTACTTTACCCTACCCGAAGTGGGGGTGCGGGCAAAGGCGTGTATTGGATGGCTCGCTGCGATTGTGGAAATATAAAGGAAGTTCGGGGCTCAGAAGCTGCCCTCGGCAAGATTAAGTCATGCGGCAACTGCAAGTATCATACTGAAATGCTTAGCACTGCTGCCGCTGATGGGGCCAAACTCCGAGGATGGACCAAAGCCGTGAAGCTTCAACATCTCCGTTATATTAAGTCAGCAGTGAAACGGGGCATTGAGTGGCGGCTATCGCCTGAAGAGTTCTTACGAATCACCAAGAAAGACTGTAATTACTGCCGCGCCGAACCTAGAATCTATGAGGGCAAATTCTCCAAGAAGGGGAGAGTTGTCAAAACTTTGATGAACGGAATTGACCGTATCAACTCTGCACTTGGCTATGTAGATGGGAACGTTGTCCCTTGCTGCGGCACCTGCAATAAGATGAAGATGGCGATGGACGAGTCGGCCTTCAAGATTCAAGTACTGAAAATTGCTAAGGTATACATTGAGAAGCACAACGGGGCGCTTTAGCCAGTAAGTCGACAAACAAGCCACATACTGGCTGAGTTTGCAATTCGTAAACAGTAAACCACAAAGAGACATTTGTTGTCGTTATCTGGTACGGGTTTGTCCTATTGCAGTAAAATACTTGTCCATAATAGCCATAAAGGCGATTTTTGGCCACTATGTGATACAAAGTTGTCATAGAGCAGTAAATTGTGACCTATTTGTAACAGCTGTATCTTTTAAGACACAGTGTTGTTACTATTGACAAATGTACACATCGAGTGGTTGACACTCACAGCGTGGTATGCTAGAATGATACTGCTGTTAGTGTGAACCACGTACAGCGACGTGGTCTTGAGAATCCCCCTGAACTGCCGTAGTATTATCTGTTGAACCAGTAATAAACTGGACCCCCCAACGGGACGAAGGAACGGCCTCAAGATTATTAGACAGTTACGAAGAGCGATGGTAGGAAACGGTCGATGTTGTTAGATAATACGTTCATCGGTCGTCGGCTTCGGCCAGGAGCAGCCCCCTAACCAGGGGTCCAAAGTAAGACGACAACCCGTCCTCACCTAGCAAAGCGTAACACAAGGCCAGGCACTCCCTGACCGGGTCCCTTCCAAGAGCGGGCGACAAGACTGTCCGCTCCTGATTGAGACCTCCCCGAACCGGGCTTACTATATGGTTATGGTAAAGCCAGAAAGGGGGAGATACTAGCTGGTAACTAGTATTCAGGAGCAAGAAGAAACTAACATGTAGCTACCTGTACCAAGTAGCATCCTGTACAAGCTGCTACTAGTACATATAGTTACTAGTAGTAGCTAGTAGCCTTTTGTGCTACACTGATGTAAACAGTACCCAGTGGATTCATTATGAGCCTCAAAGACATCAACAAGATACTAGCCGCCGCGCAAACTGACCTAGTCTTTGCCCCCACCCCGGACATGCGCCGGGCCAAGGCAGCCTTCTGGTCCAAGTTCGCGGACTCCCCCATGCTGGCCGCTGACAGCTTGACCCTCGCCTCTGTCCAGCAAGTAGCATCTGATAAGAGGCTTACCAAGTGGTGGTCGCTGCCGGGCTTCGCAGAATGGTTCCAAAACAAGGAGGAGTTTCGTGAGAGGCTCGAGTACTTGGCTGATATCGCCCTCGACTCCCTGGAACAGGTCCTGACCGACCCCGACTCGAACCCGTCAGCCAAAGTGGCCTCAGCCAAACTCGTCCTCGAAGCTGCCAGCAAGATGCCCAAAAAAGATGCCGAGGCCCCAGCCTCCCGGCTGGAGACCATGTCAAGGGGCGAATTAGAGGACTACGTCCGTAAGAACCTCAAATTCTTGACAAGCGACCCCCCACCTGCTAAAGTAGACCAGACTGAAGAGTAACGACCTACCTGGAGGTCCCCCCATTGCTGCTAAAAACCGGGCTACAAGAAGTTCTGCTTAATGCAGCCCCGACCGGGGGAGGCGTCCTTACCAAGGACTTCTCCATCCAGTCCGATGCAGCGTTGTTCCTCCTCTGGGTCAACTCTACTGCTGGCGATATCACGGTCGAAGTGTACGGCATCTTGGCCGACGACCAAGAAGTCTTCGTACTAAGCTTCCCCAAAATCAACACCCCTTCCATTGAGATATCGCAAAAGCGGACCGGGACGGTTCCTACCCGCCTCCGCGTCAAAGTCACGCACACCGCTGGTTGCGACTTCGAACTCTCGGTTCGGGCGGTTTCGACCGGTAGCTCTGATACCAGGATACTTGGCGGGGCGTCACTAAAGGTTAGCAAGAAAACGGTCAATAACGTCGCCTCCCTTCTAGTCCCCTCTTCATTAGTTGACCGAGCTGCTATCGCCATCAAGAATTGGTCTACCAGTGGCACCATTTACATCGGGGAAACCATCGCTAAAGCCAATCAGAATAATGGATGGCCCATCGGACCCAAAGATGCCCTCGGCATTGATATCCAAGCTGGGGTCGAGATTTACGCTGTTGCTGTTGACGGGCCTTGTGATATCCGCATTATTGAGAGTGGGGGCTGATAATGGCATCAGTAACCCCATCAGGTTCCGCAGGCGGAACAGTAGAAATTGTTAACACCGCAGTAGCGCCCGCATATAACATTGTCGTGACCGCGTTGCGGGTGAATCCCGAGACTAGGGTATCATACACCTTTCCGGACGGGTCCACTAATATCACCTTTCGAGTTCGGCAGCTGGGTCAAGAGGTTAGGTTCTACTCAGCCTTGAACGCCACCGGATATTATACAACTAATACGTATTCTTCTGGCAGCGTTAATACCAGACAAGTAACCTTCTGCTGGGAGAATGACATCGGAGTCGATGTGGAGCTCACGTATTGGGGCCCTGCCGGCGTCTCTGACAGTAGCGGCTTCTTACTACTTGAAACCGGTGATTATCTTGGTCTATACTAGTTCTCGGTAGTTTCCGCACTTACCGAGCGACCGCAGGGAGCGTACAGATGGCCAACAAAAAGATTAGTGAACTAGACGACTTGTCCACAGTTACTAGCGATGACCTTGCTGTAGTGGTAGATATCTCAACGCTGACGACTCGAAAAGCCAGCATGGCCAACCTCCGAAGCTACTTCCAGTCCGAGCTCCCCCGACCCAAGACACAAATACTCACCGTCACCTCTGACATGCTGTTAGCGAAAGCGTTCAACTTGACAAACCCCCCCATCTTGGGCTATAATGTCACTATCCTCCCCCACGGTGGCCCAGCCCAATTCATCAATGAAGACTTCATTGTAGACGGATTGACTCTATCTTGGGATGGATACGGATTGGACGGCTTATTAGAAGCGGGTGACCGCATTTTGGTAAGCTACTTTTATTAACCCCCTTCTTTCAGGGAAAACTCATGGCACAGATTAAGAAGAAATTCCTTGCCTCGAACGCCGTTGACGGTACTAAAGTCCAGTACTCGAACAACGAATCGTTCCGGGCCAAATCCTCCTCGAACGTGGACGTCGAACTGTTCAAGCTCGACAACTCCAACATCTTCCAATTCTTGCAAATGCCAAGAGTTGGTTCCGACCCCAGTAACGGCAATGACGTTTCGCGTAAGTCTTACGTCGATGCTCAAGTTTTGGCTGAAGCTGCTTCCCGCGTCCAAGCTGACGCAGCTGAAACCGCAGCCCGCGAAGCGGCTATAGCTAGTGAAGCTGCCTCCCGTCAAGCTGCCGACGAGCAACTTGCCTCTGACTTGGCTGACGAATCTGCTGCTCGCGTAGCAGCAGTGTCTGCAGAGCAGTCCGCACGTGAGTCCGCTGACAGCGACCTCCAAGACGCTATCGACGCCGAAGAAGCGGCCCGCATCGCGGCAGTCTCTGCTGAAGAGTCTAGAGCTACCGCTGCTGAAGGCGTGCTCCAAGCGGCTATCACTGCTGAGCAATCCAGAGCCGAGGCCGCCGAGGCGGACCTCCAAGACCAAATTGACGCCCTCGACACAGGCAATGCACAAGCTCTTGCCGATGAAGTTGCTGCTCGTATCGCTGCGGACTCCGTCCTCGACGGCAAAATCGAAACGGAAAAATCCCGCATCGATGCCATCCTCCTCGCCTCCGACGCAGACAAAGATAGCTTTGCTGAAATCGTTAGCCTTATCAACAGTGTTGATACGACGAACGACACCGCCTTTGCTAGCTACGTCCTCAGCAATGACGCTGCCCTAGCTCAAGAAGTTAGTGACCGCCAAGCTGGCGACTCTGCTCTCCAGTCTTCGCTCGACAGCGAAGTCAGCCGCGCCACCGCTGCTGAAGAAACACTGCAAGACAATATTGACGCCGAAGAAGCTGCTAGAATTGCCGCTGTTTCTGCCGAACAGTCTGCTCGCGAAGCTGCTGACTCTGCTCTAGACAGCCGCCTCGACGTTTTGGAAGGAAGTGATGCTACCGAAGGTAGCGTTGCCAAAGCTGAAAAAGACGCTAAAGATTACACCGATGCCGAAGTTTCTGCCGAGCAAGCCCGCGCCGAAGCTGCTGAAGCCGGACTTCAGTCCGCTATCGACAGTGAAGCAGCTCGTGCTACCGCAGCTGAAGGCGACCTCCAAGACGCGATTGACCAAGAAGTATCGGACCGCCAATCGGCTGTCTCGGGTGAAGAAGCTGCTCGGATGGCGGCTGACGCTGGTATCCAATCCGAACTCGACGCTACCCAAGGTGGCGCCGGTCTAGGTGTAGACGGCGGCTATACGGCCCCAGTAGGTTCCTCCCACCTTGGCTCTGCAGTCAGCCTCAAAGATGCCGACAGCAAGCTAGACGCTGCTATCGTCGCTGAGAGCAATGCCCGACAAACCGCCGTCAGCAACCTCGAGCAAAGCATCTCCGACCTCGACGCTGCTATGACCCAAGGCTTCGACGACGCTCAAGCTTACACGGACAGCAAAGTTGCTGCTCTTATTGACGGTGCCCCGGCCCTCCTTGACACCCTTAACGAGCTAGCCGCCGCTATCGGTGACGACGAGAACTTTGCTGGCAACATCATGACCGCCGTCAGCAACGAAGCTGCTGCTCGTGCAGCTGCCGACACTGCTGAAGCTAGCGCCCGCGCTGCTGCTGATACCGACCTCCAAGACCAGTTGGATGCCGAAGAAGCCGCTAGAATTGCTGCCGTCTCTGCTGAGCAATCAGCACGTGAAGCTGCTGACTCCCTCGAGTCTTCGACTCGAGTTGCCGAACTGCCCCGCCACGCTAAAGTCCGCTACACGCTGACCTCTACCGATATCAGCAACGGCTACGTCGACCTCGACCACGTTGCTCTGGGCTCCTCTTGCCACGTCTTCATTGACCGCCTGGCTTGCCACGAGTCTGATGACTACACCGTTTCGACGGTGGGTGGCGTAACCCGCGTTACTTTCTCCGCTGGCTTCATGTCTAGCGAAGAAGGTCCAGGCGAAGGTGACCTCTTCCGTTGCGGTTACATGTACAAAAATAGTGACCAACCGTAATCTTTTAGTTAGCGGTTAGTTACGGGGCTCCCTTCGGGGGGCCCTTTTCTTTTTGTCTTGCATTTCCTGGCGGTTAAAGTATACTACTACTCAGGCGCTAGAGTAGGAGCACTACAAATGAACGCTTGGATACCTAACACAGTAACTTTGCAGGGACTTGGCACCATCGTTGCCAACCAAATTGATGTCCCGGTCAGTAAGAAATTCCCCATCACAGCTGGCGGCAGTAAGAATATTGTTGTCTCGGTGTCGTTTACGGCCTCCGCTGCAGCCACATACAAGGTCAAACTTCGGTCCAGTTTCGGCAATAATGGCACCGAGGACGCTAAAGAAGTATCTAAGGTAGTGGCCGCCCCAGGGGCGGTGACGATAGTATACCGCCTCAATAGCGACGTGTCTGGTGACCAACAATATCTACCCCTTAACTCATTAGGCGAGGTGGTATTTACGACTCCTGCGGGTGCCACCGCGTCCGGTATCGTCGTGCAAACCTTGCAAGAGGAATAAGTCCACACTAGCTGAAGCGAGTGTAGACTTTTCCTTGTACAACTGCGAAATGAAATGAAGCAGAAGACCGACAAATTACTCTTGGCTGCGATGGAGAAGCTAGAAAAGCTCCGTCGCCAGGAGTGTTTTGACCCGGCAAGTCCTGACAGTAAGCCCACCGCAGCGCAACAAGAAGTGATTCAAGACTTCGGCAAAGTCAAAATTCAGGTCATCCGCTCAGGTACGCAGGCGGGAAAATCTCAGACATGTTCGAGACTTATCACTTGGGTCTTGACTGAAACTCACCCCAATTGGAAAAGACCAACTGAATGGGGAAATGAGCCTTTACTGGCCATCGTGGCTGGCCGTACCGGCAAGCAAATCGAGGAATCCCTCCTACCCAAAATCAGGTCTTTCCTCGAACCGGGAACATTTAAAGAAGTCCGAATCGGGAACATCATTCAGCGCCTGGAATTGGACAACGGGAACCGTATCGTCTTTCAGTCCCTGGAAAACCCCTCGATGGCGAGAGAGCGGATTCAGTCTTACGTTGCTCATATTGCTTGGATTGATGAATTGCCCCCCACTGTAGACGTCATGGACGAATTACTTCGCCGGATTCAGGCTAGAAATGGCCACTTCTTGGCATCATTTACGCCCCTAGTCCGAAATGTCAAAGTGCAAAAGTTCGTCGACTCATTGACAGCCCCGCTCGCCAAGACGTACCGCTTCCGAATGCTTGATAATCCCCTTTACGCGGACCCCGTTCGGCAGGCCGAAATCTTGTCGTCTTTGGGGCATCTCCCCGAGCACGTCAGAAACAGTCGTCTCTACGGCGATTGGATGTCAGATGATAACGCGGTATTTTACTTTGATTACAATACGATGGTAGAGCTGCCTACTGGCTACTCCCCACTGTGGCGCCACGTTGAAAGTGTCGACCCTGCAGTAAAGTCCGCCCTCGGTTACACCCTTTGGGCGGAGGACCCATCCTCTGGCGTCTGGTACTGCATCAAAGCGGAGTATATCAAAGGAGTTTACGTCCCGACCGAGCTCGTCAGCACCGTGGCAAAGCTCAGCGCCAACGTTAACATTGTCCGCCGCATATCAGACCCCCACGAATCTTGGTACATTCACACCGCCGCCAGTATGGGAATCAGCTACAGCACCGTCTACGACAAAAACAGCCGGAAGGCGGAACTAATAAAAAACTTCCAAGAGGCCCTCGGCTCCCAGCTCCGGATTGCCCCAACGGCGGACCTCCTCATCGAAGAAATAACATCAGCAAGGTGGAGTGATACACGGGATGGAAAGATTGCTTCTGGTAGCGATTATCATTTGCTGGACAGCTCTCAGTATTTCCTTGATGTTAAGCCGAAACGGGAAACCTCGCCTCAAGTTGGTTTACCGTGGGATGCCGCCCTTTACAAAGCCCACGTCGACCGAAAGAAAGCTGAAGCTAGTAAGCAAATGAAACTAATGCAGCGTGCTATCCAAAGAAAGGGACGAAGTCATGTCCGAAAATTCTCCTAACATGATAGGCATTTCCCTCCTCATTAGTCAGACCCCTCCCCGAAGGGAGGAGCGCCATAGGCGGGAGCACCATGAGCGAAAGCCGACCATCGAGCAGAAAGTCCGTGACTGTATTGAGCGAATTGACAACGGCTGCGGAACTGAGGTAGACTTTCTTACGTTGAAGAAGTTGAAAGCTGCCATTCAATCTAAGCCGAAACTGACACCTCGAATGAAGAACATCCTGGATATGGTAGAACCGGTAATCCGCAAGTTTGGTTACTACTTTTAGGAGCTTAAGATGCCAATAAAAATCACAGTTTGGGATGAGGCTCAAACCAAACGGGAGATAATGAAGCGCTACCAAAATGCGCAAACCCAGCGGTCCCAAATTGAGCAGCGTTGGCTATCGAATGAGCAAGCGGTTTACTCGACCGGCACCATGACCGGGGCCAATTACATGTCGGGCAGTCTTACTTCGCTACTCACCAACCCCTTTCCCGGTGTCGACCAGTCTGGTGCCGATACCAACAACGTATACATCTTCAAAAATCTTCGCTTCTTGCACGCCCAAATGAGTGCCAACCCGCCCTCAGTCGTAATGAGGCCCACTACCTCTGACCAGGAGGACCACCGCCGCGCTGACGCAGCGGACCGAGTTGTCCGGCACGCAATTCGCCAATACCAAATGCAAGAGAAGTTTGACCAGCTTACCTTGAACACCCTGGTCTACGGCTCGGGTGTGATGAAAACCGTTTGGGACAGCACTAAAGGCGACATCGTCGAATTTAACGAATCGTCCGGAGAGGTTACCCTCGAAGGAGACATCTCGATTACGGTCCCCTTCATTTGGAATATCTTTATCGACCCCGATGCCAGGTCTTGGTCTGAGGTAAAGTACGTTATCGAGCGCACTTACATGGACTTTGATGAGGCTTGCGCTAGGTGGCCAGATAAGAAGGAATTCCTGGAAGCGGCTAAAGTAACTCGGGACGGTTCAGCGGAAAAGACCCCTTCCCGTCTCTCAGCTCTAGCGGATGACAAATTCAACTCAGTGGAGTTGTTAGAGTATTGGGAAACTGGCCTTCCTACAAATGGTTACATGGGCAGGTATTGCCTCACCACCGTCTCGGGCAGTGTCATCGAGCCCTGCAAGCCATCCCCTTACAGATTCAAGCGGGCCGGAGCGGCGAGGCGCGTCTTGGAAAAGAACCTCCCCGACGATATCATCGAAGAACAGCTGTCCAAATTGCCTGAACAGGCTAGTCTACCTTACCACATCTTGACCGATATTGATGTCCCGAACGCGGTTTGGGGTAGAAGCAATGTCGAATATGTGTCCCAACTACAAGACAACTTGCTCCGCATCGATACCGCAGTATTGGACAACATTCAAGCCCACGGGGTAGCTAGAATGATTGTCCCGGACACGGCTGAAGTAGCCGAGAATGTGAGCAATAGCCCGTGGGACGTGGTCAAGATTGCCGGTAACCAGCCGCCTTACTTTATGGAAGTGCCGCAGTTAATGCCGGAGATGGTGTCCACTAGGCTAAACCTGATACAAGGGATTAATGACGGCTTCGGTGTCAACGACGCCATGTTTGGGGTACAAAAGAGGGAGACCTCAGGCACGAGTATGAACTACGCCACCAATCAAGGTAACATGATTAGGCGCCGTCTCTTTAACAAGTACGTTCTTGCGGTCGAGTCGGTATACAAATCCCTCCTGAAACTGGTAGTCAAGCATTGGCCGGTCAGTCGCACCATTCAAGTACTAGGCAAGGAGAATGCTCTAGAGAGTATCGACCTTAAAGGAAGTGACATTGACGGCGGGTACGACATTATAGGCGAGTACGGGGTTTCGCTATCGCTGGACCCGATGAGCAGAAGAGAAGAAATCCTGATGCTCCAACCTCTGTTTGAGAAGGCGGGAGTCCCTACCAGAACCTCGCTGAAGCTGATGAAGCTCAATGAACTTGAGGGTATGTACGACCGCTTGACCTTGGCCGAGAACCGGCAGCGAGAAGTCTTTGACGAGATGATAGCAACCGGTCGGTATATCCCGCCCGAAGACTTACTCGACCACGAGAATATGATTGCTTGGTCACTCGAGTACTTTATGACCGCTGAGTTTCATTACCTCGAACCCCAGCTAAAGGAGCTGTGCAAACAGCACATCCGAGACCGAGTTCAGCTAGCAGCGCAAGAAAAGGCCTCGTTACAGGGCACCCCTCCAGGCGCGACTCCAGGTCCCACTCCGCAGCCCACAATGCCCGAAGGGCCAGCACCCGGGCAACCCCCGTTAGCGCTGCCGATGGAGAACGCGTAAGATGATAACAAGAGACGAAATCCTTAAAGGGCGGGATAGAGATTACCCGCTCGATTCCGAACTAGAACAAAACCTGACTCGACTGCTCGACGCGGTCAATAAAATAAGAAAAGAATGGGGGAAGCCGTTAGTGGTTACAAGCGGTTACCGACCAGGCCACTTCAACAAATCTGCTCGGGGAGCGAAGAAATCAGCTCACATGACGTGCGAAGCTGTTGACTTCCATGACCCAGACGGCGCGTTTGGGAAGTGGTGCTTAGCCAACCTCAAGCTATTAGAAGAAGCCGGCCTGTATATGGAAAGCCCCATCTACACCCACGAACCTCCAGCAAAGCGTTGGATTCACTTACAAATTCGGGCACCCAAATCAGGGAATCGGGTTTTCATACCATGAAGTTCCATAATGATTTTTTGTAAGCTATTGACATCCCGTCCCCGGACAAAGTATACTGACAAGTATCACAAACAGCCTTATCCCCATGGGACAGGTAGGAGTTAGAAGCATGTCAGTTACAGCACAGTCCATCGTTAACATTGCGCAGTCTTTACGGGGTGGTAGCAGCAGCGAACCAACATCGTCACCTGCAGTGTCGTCTTTTCCGGAGGTCAAAGCCGTTGACCCTGACAATGACGAGTACTCGGTGACAAGTAGTCAGTCAGAAGAAACGTCCTTTTCACTAACAGATGAGAGCGAGGGTGATACCTCCGCCGACCAGGAGACCGGGGCCGCAGACCCCACTGCAAAGTCCCCTGCACCGAGCGGGAAAGAATCAATCGTCGTCACAGATGACAAGGGAAAGCGTCGAATCGAAGTAGACTTTAATAATAAGGACCAGATTAAAAAGTACGTCCAACTCGCCCACGGTGCCAGAAAATGGCAAGCCGAACGAGACCAAGCCCTCAACAAAGCCAAGGAAGTAGAATCGAAATACTCGACTCTACAAGGCAATTGGGATGTTCTCGAACAGGCTTATCAGTCATCTGGTATTGAAGGCTTAGTAGACTTACTGGAAGGCAGACAAGGCGCGTTCCAAGAGTGGGAGAAATCCCGCCTCGACAGACACGAGATGCTCAAAAAGGCATCTCCGGCTGAAAGAGAACTCTTTGAAGCTAGGGAATTGGAAGCAAGGCGTCAACGCGAAATCGAAAAGATTCGCAAGGAGAATGAGGACTTTAAGAAGAGCGTCCAAGCAGAAAAGGAAACTGCTGAACTTCGCTCCCTCGAAAGTACCGTTCATCCAGTATTTGACCGTTACCGCTTCGCTGATAAACTCGGCGACTCAGACACGGAACAAATGTTTGACGAAATGCTTTGGAACGCCGCCTTAAAACGCTTGGAGCCGTACGAGGAGAAGGGACTCCCCATTACACAAGACTTAGTAGACAGGGAATTCAAATCCGTTTCTACTGCCTTGCGTAAACGTATCAATCTCCAAGCCGAGAAAAAGGCTGCTAAAGTCGTGGAGCAAAAGAAAAGGGAAGCTACCGAGAATGTACAAGCTGCAGTCTCGAATGGGTACCGCTCTTCCTCCGCAGCCAAGGAAGCCGAAGAACTAATCAAAAGTGGTAATATCGCCGGCCTCTTCAAAGGATGGGGCAAATACGGCAAAGTTTTCAACAAGTAACAAACAGAAAGAACAGGTAAACTATCATGGCTTATGATAACATCAATCAATTAAATCTAGGTAACATCCTTCAAATCGCGTTTAGCGATGGTATCCGGAATCAGATTTCCGTTGACTTCCGCGACTTTGAACACATCAAACGCGCTAAAGTGGCAGGCTCTCTTCCCCGGGAACTCCGCTTTATGTTCCAGACAAGTCTGGGAGCCGCCGCTATCCAGTACGCCAATCCGGGTGCCGGGGCTGGCCGGCTCTTCCCCAACTCTCAGCAAGTCAAAATTGCCGAGAACACGGCGAAGATGAAAGAACTTCAAGCGACTATCGAACTCGAGTACAACTTGTTTGACCGGGCCCGCAAGTCTCCCGAAAAGTATGCGGAGCCACTCGCTATCGAAATCGACAGCAAGATGTCGGCCGCTAAGCGTCGTCTAGCAGCTGACCTTTACGGCGACGGAACCGGGGTTGTCGGCACGATTTCTTCTGTCTCCATTTCGGGCGGCAAAGCTGTTGTGACGCTGTCGGCCTCTGGCCGGGGGCATGTGGGCTTCTTCGAGTACTATGACCTTCTCGTCCACAAAGCTGCTGCTGGTACCGCCGGCACCGCTCCTGTCCTTGCTTCGGGAACCTTTGCTCAGTGGTCCGTTCTTGACAAAGACCGCTCCGCTGGCACCGTTACCCTCGAAGCTCAAGACAGTGCAGGTGCTGCCCTTACTGTCAACAGCTGGGCCCCATCCGCAGGCGAAGTGTTCTACCGCTACGGCCAGCCGACCATCCCGAACTTGACCTCTATCTCTGACTACAGCTTGGCAACGGAAGTTATTGCCGGTCTTGAGTCGTTGACCGCTAACGACGGCCGTATCGTCCACAACATCACCATGAGCGGCGCTACTGGCGGCTCTAGGTTCGATGCTGGTGGCAACCCACTTGACGTGAAGCACATTCAAAAACTGATGGACCAAGTGAAGCTGTCTGTTGGTCAAGACCGGTACCGTTGGAAAGCCCTCAACATGGCTCCAGAGTCGCACGCCTCTCTCATCGAAAGTCGTGAGACTGACCGCCGTTTCCAAACTATTGAAGACAATAAGCGCGGTGTGAAGTACTTCGCTTACGTTCACGGTAATGACGTCCTCGAGTGTGTCACGAGTGAGTTCGTGCCCCAAAACCGGATTTATGTCATGCCCGAAACTAAGGCTGGCGAGAAAGTTCTGGAGTATCACGGCTCCGACTTCGAAACGGTCAAAGGCCAAGACATGTCTGACTTCCACTTGAAAGTGGGTGGGTCGGGCTACACGAACGCCATGGTGTCTTACCTCCTCGCAACGGGTGTCCTCATCTGTAAGCATCCGAAAGCGGTGGGCGTCATCACCAACTTCGTCAACACTTAACAGCTTAGGGAAGGGGCGGCATTCCGCCGCCTCTTTGTCCCTTTTTGAAAGGTCAATATTATGAAATCTCCTACAAGAACTGAAGCCGGTCCTCTAGTTTATGGTAAAGTAAACAAGCGGGAAGCAGCCGTCTTGGAATTCGCAAAGCAAGTAGCTGCTGTTACTTGGGACTTTTCCGCTGATGGCGGTGCTGTTGGTGACGTGACGTTCGGCGTCAAGCTACCAGCCGGTGCCATTGTTGTTGCCGTTCTCAGTGATGAAGAAACCGCCGTTACTGGCGCTACTTCGATTACTCTTTCCGCCGGGTCAACTGCGCTGACCGGAGCAATCAACTTCACTTCCGATGCCGGGATTCAGTCCCGCGATTTGGCTGGCTCCGCTGCCGGCATCAAAGTAACATCTGCTAGTGAACTAAAGATTGCCATCGCAACCAACCCAGCAACAGCTGGTAAAGTGACGTTTTACGTGCAGTTTTTAGTTAAGGCTTAATGTATCTGTACTAGCCGAGGACTTTAGTCCGTGCATGCTCGCGTCACCTGCGAGAGCCTTCGCGGCGATGTGATAGTGGTGAGCTGCCAGGAGGCTACCTGGTCCATTCCTCCCCAGCCGAGTTCGATGCTGGGGTGTCGCCCGCTCCCCCGAAGGGGGGGAGTCGGGCTTTCCCTTACTTGACATCCCCCTAGTCATGTGCTAATGTCAACTAGACCGGAGGCTTGCATGGCAGATACCATCTCAAGATATTTGAAGCTCAAAATCGCTGACGATTTGTCCGCCGATGCGAAATATAACCTCCAGCGTATTGACTCCCTTGGTGCTAGTATTGGGTCGACTTTTGTTACCGGGCTAGGTGACAAGCTTAGTATCCTCTCCAGGGGAGACATCCAGCTAGTAGCCAATGACTCCTCTATCGGGGGCCCAGGTTCGGGTGGCACCATCACTTTAGGCGATAGTAGCAATCTTGCTACAGTCGTTATTGAAGGCGCCGCCTTTCGACTCAACTGTGGTCTCGGTCTCAAAAACGCGGCTACTTCCGCCAACAATTACTTGACCGTTTCCTTCTTGAACGCCGCCAACTTGACGACTCCCCAGTCTCTAACGATTGGGGTCGGGACCGGGAACCGCAGCATTACATTCCCTGAGGACGGGGTGGTAGTCACCTCCGACGCAACTCAGACCTTGACCAACAAGACCCTTTCTGGGGCAAGTAATACCCTGTCCAATATCGGATATTCGTCCCTCATTCTCACAAATAGTATTGTCAATGCGGATGTTTCCTCCTCCGCCGCCATCGCCACAAGTAAGCTCTCGGGCCCCCTGACAGCGGTAACTGGTAACGGACTCGGTACCCTCGCCACACAAAACACAGTCAGCCTCACTGCCGATGTGACTGGCATCCTACCCCCTGCTAATGGCGGCACCGGAACTGATGGTTCGGACAGAACAACTGCACTACTAAACGTACTCCCGCTCCTGGCCGGGAATGAATCGGCCACCTTGCGTGTTAATCCGACCGGAACCGGTATCGAGTGGGTCGCTGGTGCGGGACAAGGAACCGTCACCAGTGTCGGGATGGCGGTTCCCGCCGAGTGGATAGTTACTAGTAATGACATCGCGTCTCCTCCGTCTATTGACAGCGCAGGCACCTTTACTATCACTAAAGCAGCCCAAGCAGCTAATACTATTTACTCTGCCCCGAACGGGACTAGCGGGGAGCCAACCTTCCGCTTCTTAGTTGAGGCCGATATCCCGAGCTTGGGACAAGGCAAGATTAGTAACCTTACTAGTGACTTGGCCGGGAAGCAAGCTACCATTACCGGGGCCGCTAGCACCATTACTGCTACTGACTTGACCGTTAGTCGGGCACTGCAGTCCGGTGCGTCGGGTAAAGTTGAAGTATCTACTGTCACATCTACCGAGCTCGGCTACTTATCAGGAGTAACATCCTCGATTCAGACGCAGCTCGGCAGCAAAGAGCCCACCATCACCGCCGGCACTACTAGCCAATACTGGAGAGGAGACAAGACGTGGTATTCTCCAGTAATTGACTCTACCGCCGGAAATGAGACGGACCAAGCCGCCAGCGTAGCCGCGATGAAATCATATGTCGGGTCGTACAGCGGCGGCTCATACGCCGCTGACTGGACTACCGGCACCGCCATTACCTTAACCCACGGGCTAGGAAGCGAAGACGTTACTGTCAATGTTTACGATATGGACACCAAAAAGGAAATTTTAGTTGATGAAATCAATCGTGGGGATAGTAGCTCCCCAACTCCCCTTGACACAACAACTAAAGTAACCCTTACCGCTAGTGTAGCCCCCACCGGAAGCGGGTGGCGAGTTGTGGTTCGGAAGTAATCCCGCCGTAGGTGGCGTTTGACTACTACCGGGGTACTGTGGTATAATACCCGGTAACCTCCACATCTTCGTTAGGTAAGGAAACACTATGTCATTATCGACGCTTACCCGCTATCTTCGCTTGAGAGTGCGAACTGACCTCAGTTTACCGGCCAGCCAAAACCTCCAGAGGCTCGACCAGCTGGGCTTCTCTTTCGCGGTCGATGAGAATGACAACTTGGAAGTCCGGTCGAGGGGGAACCTCTCCCTTCGGCCCGAAGCATCCGAAGTCGGGGGAGCCGGCACCGGTGGTGAGGTTCATATCGGCTCATCGGCTCAGCCCTCAGTGGTCAAATTCTTCGCTAGCAGTTTCGAAGTAGCAGGGGGAGCCGGAAGCCTCCTCACCGAAGACAGCCTCAATACCGTTACTAACAAGTCAATCTCGGGCAGCAGTAACCTCTTAAGCAATATTGGCTACTCGTCACTACTGCTCAGCAACTCTATCAAAGGTAGTGATATCGCGTCGGACGCTGCGATTCCCGACTCGAAACTGGCTACCATTTCCACTGCTGGTAAAGTCAACGTTTCCGCGCTGACCGGTTCCCTTTCAGGTAACCTACTACCCAGCTACAGTAGTAATGACGGGAAGTACTTAAAGCTCGTCGATGGTGCCCTGTCGTGGGAAACCGCCGCCGGCGGCTCCGGCATGGAAGTCGCGAAGTCTGATTGGACGAGCGGGTCTTCTCTCACCGTTACTCATAACTTTGCCACGACCGACGTAGTCGTATCAATGTGGGACCTCGGCTCTGGCGAGCCGGTCTATACGGACAGTGTGACGAGGAACAGCAATTCGGTCGAACTCTCCGTTCCTGCCGGAACGTCGCCCAATTACCGAGTAGTCGTCGTCAAAGCATAAAGAGCTAAAGCTCTACCGGCATTTTGCCGATAGGGAACGAGCCCCCCATGACGGGGGGTTAGCATAACCGGGGTAGCAGCCCCACAGAAAGGTCAGTAAAATTATGAAGTTGTTCGGAAGTCTACGTGAGTTAGTAGCGGCGGTATTCCGCAAAGACACAAGAGAAATTACCCTAGAGCCGAATGCTGGCACCTATTCTGGGGCGGTCAATCTCAAGTTGCCCCCAGTATTGACTGGAAGCGATGTTCTAGTTTCGGAAGCTGGAAGTCAATCTCTTACCAACAAGACCATCGATGCTGACCTCAATACTGTAAGCAATATTGATGACGGCAATATCAAGGCCGGGGCCGGTATCGACGCGTCCAAAATTGGCGCTGGTTCCGTTGACAATACTGAATTTGGTTACCTTAACGGCGTCACGTCTAGTATACAGACTCAGCTCGGGGGCAAAGCTGCAAGTGGTGCGAACAGCGACATCACTTCCTTGTCCGGACTTACAACTGCCTTGTCTACCGGACAGGGCGGTACCGGTGTCAACTCGACTGCTACCTTTCCCTCTTCCGGTGTGGTAGTAACTGAAGCCGGCTCTGCAACTTTGACCAACAAAACTATCGACGGAGACAATAACACCGTTCAAGACTTGGGACTATCATCCCTTAAGACGGTATTGGCTGACGCGAACAAAGCCATCCTCCGAGACGCGGCTGGTGCAGTGACCTCTGCTCTTATCGCGAACGCGAATATCTCTCCAACTGCCGCTATCGACGCCAGTAAAATCGGAGCAGGTTCGGTCGATAACACCGAGTTTGGCTACCTCAACGGCGTAACGTCCAGCATCCAAACCCAGCTCGGTGGCAAAGCGTCGAGCGGGGCCAATAGTGATATCACTTCCTTGTCCGGCTTGACAACAGCCCTGTCCATCGGACAAGGCGGTACCGGCCAAACCTCAGCTAGTGGCGCCATCAACGCCCTCTTGCCGCCTCAGGCTGCCAATTTCAACAAGTACCTCAAAACAGATGGTACGAATGTTAGTTGGGCTTCTGCTTCTGGCGGAGCTGGGGAAATCAACGCCGTGTTGAACAGCAGTGGTGCGGACGGTACTTCTGGCTGGGTCAATGGCACCTCTCACACCATCAATACCGTTACTGGGGCAACAATTCCCCTCTCACCAGCGGTGCCAACTGCGTTTACGATGTCGTCTTCGGCAGCGATTGCCATCGGGTCACAAACGAACGCTAGCGGTGATTACTACGAATTCACGATGCCGCCCGCGCTTCGGAATCGGAAGTTGAAGTTTGAATTTTATTACACGACTCCAGCATCTGCTGATGGCACATGGGGCGTGGCTGTTTACAACGGCGCGACCAGAGTCAGACTCTCTACCGATACAGGCGCTACTCCAGATACCGTACTCCCGGCAGGGGTTAGCGGGGGCAAGTTTACTGCGTACTTCGACACCGATGCTGGCACCACGTACCGCGTCAACTTCGTCCAGAGGACGAGAACCAACACCAACAGCTTGTGGGTAACTAATGTGGTGGTCGGACCCGGAATCCAACCTCAAGGTGCGGTTGTCGGAGCAGAAACTGTATATACTCCGACTACAACTGGTTTTGGTACAATCGGCTCTGCGACTGTCTATTATAAACGTGTTGGAGAAACGATTGTTATTCAGGGCCGATTTACATGCGGCACAACAGCTGCCTCATTGGCGTCGATTGCACTGCCGTCTGGACTAAATATTAACACCGCCATAATTACTCAAAACCTGATTGTGGGTAAGTGGTGGTTAAATAGCTCAACAACCAGCACACCAAAAACCGGCGCACTTTCTACCGACCGGACAGTAAATACCACGTTAGTTCGCTTTAACACACACGAGTACGCTACTACAACCCCACCATCAGTTAACTTAAACGGCAGCCAAGTAGCTTCCACGGGGGAAGTTATTTGGTTTGAATTTCAGGCTCCCATCGCCGAATGGGCCGGCAGCGGAACGCTGACGGTAGCTCAGAATGATGTTGAGTACGCTTCAAACAGTAGCGCAACTACCACCAGCGACCCAACAACTTTTGCCTACGGCCCAAGTGGTACGTTGATTCAAAACTTTGCTCCTACTGGATTAAACTTAATTGCCAAAAGAGTGAGGTTTCAAACTCCCATACAGCCAGGCGACCAAGTTATTGTAGAAGTTGATGAAGGAACAAATGGAGCAAGATGGGTTAATGCAGTTGCAAGAATTGGAAGCCGCGGCGTAAATAGTGCAGGTACAGCAGCTTACGGATTAAACTGGGTCACCATAAACAGCACTGATGTTGATGTACAATTTGCCGCTACTTACGATGCTGCAGCTGCCGATACTTGGTCTACACTCAACACCTGGCGTTGGCGCGTCCGGAAATCCTCCGCCGGCGCGGCAGTCGGTTTTGGTATCGTCAGCCCCGGCGTATCCTCCGGTCTTGTCAGTGCAAGTGGATTGCCGGGGAACACCACCGGGAACGCGATAGCAAGTGGGTATGTTGGGGAAGTTGCAAACCCATCTTCAGGCACAGGAGTTGCAGCACCTGGAGCAACTGGAGTATGGAAAACATACGAATCTATTACTTTGACTGCCGGAGTGTGGATGGTTTGGGGTATGGGAGCTGTTTACTGGGACGGAACAAATAGCCCAACTGGTTTCAGTCAAGTTACCTTTGCCTTAACTCAATCCGTCAATGGTAATGCGGTTGGTGGTGCTGCCGGTTTATCTTTAAATTTAACAGGACAGGCCGTGACTAACAGTGGAATACAATTATCAGTTCCACCTTTGATAGTAAATACAAACGGAATCACAAACAATATTGTTTATATGTCAGCAAATTGTAGGTATACAACGCTAAATACTTTGGTGTTGGATTTAAACGCAACAACAATTTACGCAGTTCGGATAGCATAGTATCCGTAGTTACAACCGAACGAAGTTCGGGGGGTCCGCATCACTGCCGGCCCCCCTTCTTTGTTTCATACGCTAATAATGTTTAAAGATTAGGCGATTCTTACCGCTGTAACTGCCCAGACAGTAGAAGATGCGCTCACATTATTTACAGTGTACGCATTCAGATATACCGTACCCGCCGCTGCAAATACTGCAACCATTGGAGGAAAGGTAGCGGTAGATGAGTTGGCTACGCTTCCCACCGCTGCAGTAATGTCGTTTACACCCCCAACAGAACCGCCAATTTCAGAAAATGTCGAGACAGTTGCTCCGGTCGAACTTAAAATACGAGAATCGCCACCAGTTGCCCCAGACCACACAGCGTAACAACTGCCGCTAATTAGCCACACTCCTGCACTGGGGATAGACAAAGTACCGACCCCGCGTGTAGTATTTCCACCAGCTGCAATGCTATTGGTCCCACTTGCACGAAGTCGTTCCCCAACATACCCACTTAGGACAAGTCGCCTCGCCACAAGGAGGGGGGGTTCCCCCTCGCTGCGCTCGGTAGTACGGTCTTCCCAGGCAGGCCTGGTAGTACGGGCTTGTCTTATTGCCAACCTCCTGCTACTCTAGTGAAGGAGGCACCTTGCATGAAATTTTCCATTTTTCTTTTATTTTGGGTAATGTCATTCATTCGGACCCCCGTCCGAGTCTTCGCCCTGTTACTGGGTCTCCTGAGTACGGCAGCCTGTGGCCGGGAGATTCCGGCCGGACCAATCCTCATCACCGAGCTGGAACAAATGTACGCGAGTAAACTCGCTCAGCTTCGTACGGAGACAGCCGGTCATATAGCGGGCTGGCCCGCCGATAATGAGTGCGACGGGGCTCTTTGGTCTGGTATCGCGCGAGCAGCTGGTGCGGAGTGGGTGGACGTCGCTGCCGCGCTCCGCCCCGACGGCCGCCCTACCAGGAAACCGTTGCGGGACTGCGTCACTCCGGACGAGAGTGCCACGACTACTAGCAACGACATGATAACGGGCATCCTCCTGGGCCTCCAAGAGGCTAAGGACGCCGAAAGCGTCCTGCGACTCTACAAATATGGAGAGGCGCATGACTGGATTATGGGCACCCCGGAGTGGTACCTCAGCAGAGTTCTGCTGAGGCCGAACGGCGTCACCCTTATGGCCCGCATCCTATATAAGTTGACCGATGGGCAGCGTGACTACTCCGTCCGTCTCATGCCGGTAGTCTACGGTCCGGTAGACGGAGACTATGAGGGGCATCTCCTCCTCCTCTCCCGCATCATCGAGAAAAAGGCTGGTGGACCCCAGTACGGGATGGAAGTAGCGGAGACTCTCTTCGCCAAAGCCAATCCCTCTGACGCCTTAGCTCAGGCAGTAGCAGGTAACTACTTAGCAGCAGCCCTGCTACTGACTGGCGATTACAAGTCGCCGACATACGTTCGCGGCGACGACATCTACCACACCGTGCATTGGCTCCTCGCAGCCCGGGTCACATTAGACGGGATGCTGGGAAAGTGACCCGGTGCCCCCATCAAGTCCAGTACAACCCACCGATAGGTGGGGGCTTGACAATTAGTAACTACTCTGCTACGTTACTATTACCCCTAATGCCGGAGGCCCCGTGCTGTGTCAGACAACGAGCTCAAGCAACATCTAGACGACAGATTCGACAGAGTTGACGCAAGGTTATCTCGTGTTGAAGACAAGCTAGATGACCATCTTCAGCGCCTGTCCACAGCCGAGGCTTCTATAGAATGGCTACGGGGTCACGCCAGACTAACCGTAACAATCATCCTAGCTGCCGGGGGATTCCTCGCCAGCTTATATTTCAACAAGTAGGAGCATACCATGCCCGGTAAATTAAAGAAACTCTCGATGCCCAAGCGGGAAGAAATGGACATGTCCGAACTCGAGATGGACATGCCCGCCGAGGGCGAGATGATGGCAGGGGAAGAGCCATCCGACAAAGGCGAAATGCCCAGCAAGGAAAGTCCGCTGGCCGGAGCTAGCGACGAAGAGCTGATGGCCGAGATGAAGAAGCGCGGCCTAATGGGCGACCTTGAGGGTGAAGGTATGGAGGGCGAAGAAGAAATCGACCTCGAAGACGAAGAGATGTACTCTTAAGCCCCCGAACGAAGTTCGGTAGTAACGACTTGTGAATAGGGGTAGTCCATGGCCCGGCCGCTATATACCGTAGAACAATTAGCCGAATCGGTGCGGGCTCGTATTGACGAACTCAATCGGGACTCTATCGACACCGAACGGGACATTTTGCCCGCCCTCAACCGCGCCCTCGAGTACGCGGTCGACATTTACGCGAAACACTATCCGGACCCCTTCTTGGCTTACACCGCTTTAGACCTCGATTCAAAGCAAGAGTACGCCCTACCCGAGGATGTTTACGAGGACCGCATTCTGAAGCTGGAGACAAAAGTCACAGCAAACTCGTATCAGGAGATTCAAAGAATCTCGTACCGCGATGTGACAGCGTACGAGACCGAAGCCACTACTCCGACCCCGTATTATTACGCGGTAGTCGGGAGGAAGATTAGGCTCATCCCACCCCCGAGTGGAAGCTATGATGCTCGGCTGTGGTACATCAAGTACCCGGAGCAGCTAGTCCTACCCCAAGGCAGGATTACTTTAGTTGGTGGCAATAACCAGTACGTTGTAGTCGACAGTATCGGGGCCGACCTAACGAGCGAGATTGACCAATTAAATAGTTTCATCAATATCGTGAACTCCAGGACGGGTGAGATAAAGGGCACCTTCCAAATCGCCGGTCTCGATGATGGCCGTATCACTATCCGGTCTACCTCCTCGCAAGGGCGGACCGAGATATATGGCAAGGAGATACTCTTCTCTTTTGCCAATCTCGATATCGAAAAAGATGATTACGTTTGCGTAGCCTCCGGCACTTGCGTCCCGTACTTGGCCAGCCCGACCAGCAACTTCCTGATACAGTACGCCGTAGCAGAGTTGTCTCGCCAACTCGGAGTCAATTCAATTGAAGAAGAACAGGTCCTAGCCAAGTTCGAGCAACAAGTCCAACGCACTTGGGCAGGTAGAGAGACCACGATTCGGGTCGCGAAACGCAGCCCCGCCTTTGGCTTACCCCTCCGCAGCTGGCCCCTACTCACGAAAGGGTAACTATGGCTTCGGTAAAGGACCTCAAAGATAAGATGCCTTGCAACCGGCCCAAACGGGATGTGAAGGGCGGCAAGAAAAGCGTCGTCAAGGCTTGCGAGGACGGAGAAGAAAAGCTCATCCGCTTCGGAGATGCTAACATGGAAATCAGGAAGGACGAACCGGCCCGCCGGAAATCTTTCCGAGCCCGGCACAACTGTGACGAAAAGAAAGACAAGATGTCAGCGGGATATTGGAGTTGTAAGGCTTGGTAACTAAAGGAGAAAATATATGCCGCTAAAGAAGGGTAAATCTGATAAGGTAGTCAGTAGCAACATCAGAAAGATGATGGAAGAAGGCTACCCGCAAAAGCAAGCAGTAGCAGCGGCGCTTTCCTCTGCTGGTAAAAGCAAAGACAAAAAGAAGAAGTAACAATGGCACTCCAATACCAAAATATCGAAGAACCATCCTTTGGCCGGGGCATTGACGCCCGTTCTGCCGAGAATCAAATTCGGGACGGCTTCGTTCGAGACTTGGTAAATAGTGACATTGTGGAAGGCAGAGTAAGGAAGAGGAAAGGATTCGCCAACTATGCCGGAAACCTGCCGGTAAGAGTTACCGCGGTCCGCCAAATCGGAGCTCCGACTAATAAGACCGGCTTCATCTTGGACCGAAGTATTGATTTGTCTGATGTTGATATCACCCCGCTACTGGTATACGGGAAGTATAGTAGCTCGATTGCTAATGACACCACGCTCTATTACGAGCAGTGGGAAACTAGCATCAAGAAGGCGTTCGCAGTCACAACCCCCCCCGGCCCTAGTACCCTTACTGTCCCCGTCTCCGAACACAATATCGACTCCCCGTATATTTACACGGGCACGGTACTATATTCTCCCGGTCCGGAAGAAGAAGTTATTACTGTCGATGAGACAGAAGTCAGCAACAGTACTTACGACATCAATCTCAGCTATTTCAATTATACCGGCTTCCCTGAGGAAGTTTACGTTTATTATAAAGATGGCCGGACTATCTTGGGCGAGACTGCGGTCATCACAGCCGTGCTCCCAAATCCAGGACCTCCTACTACTATCACCATTCCCGCTACGGGACTCGGGGGACACAACCTCTCTTTAGGTAATATCATTTACCAATTGTACGAGAATGTCGGCTCGGGCTTGGTCCGAAGAATACCCAGTAGTGCGTTCCTCGACAAGAACACCAATGAACTTACCATCACGCCCGGCACTCCCGGCAACTATGTGGTGCTACTCTTCTCGGCCCCTGTATCGCAAAGCGTTACTTTGAGTCCCTCTCTCTTTACTGCCGGCGGCGAAGAAAATTACCGCCTCACTCTGTCCAATGTCACGTCTCGGTACATCTTCTCTAGCGTGTACCACGACTCGACCGGAGAAGAGATACTTCCTGATTCGGTCATTTATAACAGCGATAATGAAACAGTAACATTCGCTTTCGCCAAAGCTTCGTATGAAGCTAATCCCGGCGCGCTGCGGATTTACTACGATTACGGCGCGGTTCGGGCTAACGAGATAACCGTCACCGGGCCCAATGTCAACGCATATTACACCGACCCCCAGCTAACAATATACGGCCTCAGTCACGAAACTATTTACGGCCAATATAAGAACGAGCTCCGCCGAGGATGGGCAAATCACGTTGACTCCTATAGAAGTCCCGAAACGACTCATATGGTGGCTGGCTTGGGCGGGAATCTCTTTGCCGCATTATCGCCTAATGACTCGTACTTCCCGTCCGCCTTACTGGGAGCAACTCCTACTTACTACCCGAAACTGAGTAGTAAAACTGTTGCCTCGAACCAAGTTATTGGACCTGCCTTTTGGGACACAGACGATGTCCCGAACTTGACTAGAGCCGTGCTTAAGTTTCAGGGTGGGGGCACCAATTGGGCTTCCATTACCGGTGTGCAGCACATTACCGGCAATACAGTCCGGTATACCTTGTCCGTTCCGGGGGCGGTAGTAGTAGGCGGGACGCTTAGTAACGTCATTTCCGTCACCCCCGATTTAGAAGATTACATCTCAGTTAAAGGAATGTCTCATTCCCGGCACAACGGCAACTTCAAGATTGTAGCTCGCTCCCTTGTTGGGGACGTACTGACGCTGGATGTCGTGAATCCCAGAATTAAGAACTCCGACTACGACGATACCGGCTGCTCGGGTTTGGGCGGAGTATTCACGGACAGAGTCAGCCTTTCGGCTACTAGTCCCTTCCTCACTGATGACGTCCTCCTCTCCCCAGCTTGGACCTCCGCTACAGAACTAATAGTACAAAGCAGCGATAGCTCGACTATTACCGTGAGCCAAGTATACGGAAAGATTACGCTCTCTCCTGGGGTCAGCATCGCGGGCCGCCGTACGTCAGCTACTATCCCGCTGAGAAATTTATCGACCGACATCACCACCTCCCTCAATATAGTCGTCGGGGATACGGTATACTTGTCAGGCGTGAATCGCCCCCTTCAAGTACTGGCAGTCGATATCGCCAATAACGCTATTACAGTAGACGAAGCCCTAGTATGGGAAGACAATATCTCATTGCCTACTCCTATCGGAGTGTCTCAGAGATGGATACCCGCCGAGACCCCAGTACCGAGTAGCGGCGACTCCGCGTACAGCCTCATACCCAAGACGACCGTACAACACCTTTCTTCCAATCCCTATGATAATCAGCCCTTCCTCCGCTCTGCCATGGTACAGAATAACTTGTATCTTACAAATGGAAATGATGAGGTATACAAATATGATGGGCAGCATTTTTACAGGGCAGGCCTGATACCCTGGCAGCCGGGTCTCTTTCTCGCGGTAGAGAATGTCGCCACGGGCGGTATCCCACTTTCCGGCTCCGGAGCACAAGTTGTGGCCGCCCTCGAAGGGGCCCAACTAAGACTTGCCACCGGACCCGCAGCCTACTTCCAAGCCGGGGACGTAGTAAGATTTACCAACGGGGAAGGCATCAATCAGCTCCTCACCATCAAAGCAATCAACGAAGTTACCTCTTCCACTGATAAGCTCTTCTCCTTTGAAGAGACTCTTGATTTTACCGCGCTCGGAACTACTCCGAGATTGACTCTAGTATATCAGGCCCGGTACTATTTTAGACTGAATGTCAAGGACGAGAATGGTGTTACCGTTTCTTCCGCCGTAACTGGGGCCTTAGACTTCGTGGCTACCATCAGCCCCGAATCTGGTAAACAGCTCAAGGTACTCCTCCGCTTGGTGGGACTCCCACCTTGGGATAGGTACGATTTCCGTAACAAGAATATCGAGCTGGAAGTTTACCGTACCCTGTGGTCGAGGGGTAGCTTAGGCGAAGTGCCCACCTTCTACCGCATCCAGTCTATTGGACTCACGTACGAGAATAATAGCGGCTATATTGATGTCGAAGACGTTTACAGTAACCAAACGCTGACCGACAGTCAGCAGGACTTCCTCATTGGGGCGCTCTCAGCTGAAGGGCCTCCCGCAGACTGGGACGAACCAGCTCGCGCGAAGTATGTTACCACCGCCGGGAACAGGCTAGTTCTAGCCAACGTCACCGACTGGCCGACTCTTACTGTCACTTATCTCGGTGCGGGGCTCACTCCGTTCGCCAGCTTTGCGGGACAGAAGTTTCTATACCGCCGGGACAGCAGCGAAAGCGCCCTGCTTACCCAAACAAATATGCTTGACCGGGTGACATATGAACTGGTACCCAGCTCAGCGGCCAAGACGATTTACCCCGTTCCCGGAACGAGTGGTCACTTCAAATTCTCCGCTACGACGGCGCTGCCCGCCACCCTCGCGGCGAAAGACTGGGTCTACCTCTACCACAGTACGGTAAGCGGTGGTAACTCTCAAGTTGTCACTGTTAGTGCGTCGAACGATAAATTTACCGTCACAACAGACATACCAAATGGTACCTTAGTTCATTTTTCAACTAGCGGCACGGGCACCTATCCAACATATGTTGATGGCGCCGGAACGACAAGCATTAGTCCCAACCGAGGCTATTTTGTTGTCAATAGTGGTAGTAATGAATTAAAAATTGCATTGACTTATGGCGGTGCCGCACTTGACATTGCTACTGATGGAACACCCACATTAAACCTACTTTGGGATGGGTCTGAACTAGATTATGCCGGCTGGTACCAAGTGGCCGACGTCACCGCTGGTGTCGTCACCATTCACAGTCCGAACCTCAACTGGTCCACTATTCCCAAACAATTCCCGGATAGGGCATTATTTGCCACCAACCTCGAAGATGTCCCGGTCTTGACCGGAGTAGACGGCAATATGGGGATGTTCAATGGTAACGGTCCCCTGCCTTGGCAAGTAGTATTGCGCCGGTTGGGGATGGCCATCAACGCCACAATGAGAGTGACGGACACGACACTAGCGGGTCAAACCACCTTCGTCCCGTGGCTCATTGCTAGGTCTGAAGGAGATACTGATGGGCAGCTCATCGTCAAGCAACCTAGGGCGGAAGTAGCCATACCAAGTCTTACTATTAAGGGACCAACAACCACCGTCAACGGCAGCGTAACAAATAGCACGACTGTGACTTTGGCCGACGCTAGTCAGTTTCAGTCAAATGGAACAATATTAGTCAACGGTAGCATTTATTCTTACGCTGGAAAAGTGGGTAATATTTTATCGGGTTTGTCGCCAGTACTCACCGCGTCTAGTGGGGCTGGAGTTGAGGCTGGTATCGGAGTTTCAACCTACGTCAATGGCGCTTTGACTAACGTGGGAACAGCAGCCAATTTAGTAACCACCCGCTACCCGAGCCGGCTATTAGTAAGCTACGACAACTATCCAGAAATATTTGACAATCCTTGGACGGTGAATACGGACTCCAGTGATAGTGCAATTGATGTCAACTCTGCTGACGGGCAAGAGATTACCGGTGTAATTCCCTTCTTCGGTGAATCGGCCTTCGGTGCCGCCCTCCAGTCCGGGGTACTAGTCGTCTTCAAACAGAATAGCATATACTTGGTTGACCTCTCCGCTAAAGCGGCTGGACAAAACCCAGTCCAAAGACTTGAGACGCAAGGTTTAGGTTGTACTGCTCCGTACAGTATCGCTTCTACTAAAGACGGTATCGCTTTCGCGAACGACTCAGGCGTGTACGTACTCCGCCGGAATCAAAGGATTGAGTACCTGGGTCGGTATATTGAGAGATTGTGGCAGCAGTCGGTTGACAAGTCCGCACTCGACCTAGTGCAAGGACACCATTACGGGGTCGGCCGCCAGTATAAGTTGTCGGTACCCTTGGCTAGCGAGAGCCAAGACGGCCATGCTCAAAACAGCGAAGTATACGTCTACAACCACACCGGCGAGACGGCAGACGAACCGGGCGGGTGGGGCCGCTATACCAACCACGCAGCAACCGGGTGGGCGAACCTATTCCAAGATGCCTTCTACAGCACGTGCAATGGCACCGTAAAGCGAATCAGGAACGTGGGGGATACCTCGGACTATAGGGACGACGACATCGCGATAGAATCGATTTTAGAGGCTCGGGCTACCGCGTACGGGAATACCGGAATCAGGAAGGTAGTGGCCAGCGTCACTGTCCATTACCGCTCGGGCGGGAACAGCAACAATACTTCGGTCTACATGTCTCCCGACCTCTATCAAGAATATGATTTGTCATCCGCGTTCCGAATCTTGGCCAAGCCTAGTTTGGTGGATGGGCTAGGCACCGTTGCGGGACAAGATGTCGTCTCGATTATGCACTCCTTTCCGAAACGGAGATGCATCTACATGTCTGTCAAGATAGTGAACAATGGTAAGGATGAAAATGTTGAGTTGGCCGGATTTGCGTATTCAGTCGCGGGTCTGTCAGGGGCGGGAGTCAAGCAAGCCGGCGAGACTGACTAGTCAGAAAAGTGCTACACTTTTTCTACCAACGGCGGGATGTCATATCACAGACATGATACTGACATCTCTAACCAAAGCGGCCGGGTGTTGACAGATTTGCAAAGCGGGTTATACTAAGACCATGTCTTGTATGTTTCCCTTCGGTTGCTGGTTAACAAGTATATATGTAACACGTGCAGCTATAGTAACAGCAGTAACAATAGTACAAGTCGCAGCAGTGTACACGTAGCTACATGTACTAGTCGCAGCATAGTACTAGCCGCAGCATGTACTAGTCGCAGCATAGTACAGGCCGCAGCAATATTACCGCACCCCCTGTACAGTTGCCCGGCGTCGGTAAGTGCGGACATGTACCGGCTACCCGCAACTAAGCCCCTGACTTGACAGGCCACCCCTCGTATGTTACAGTAAGTACACCCAATAAAAGGGAGCGGGGGTATCCGGCTTGGCTACGATGACACTTCAAGAAAGAATCAAGCGAAGTCAGCAGGTTGGCAGTGAGGCTAAGCAGCCTACCGTCAATCAACTGGCGTCCAATGCCGGCCTCCCGTCTCCTAATACTGCCGTCGGGGCGGGTATGATTCCAGGTACTACACCCGACCAAGCCAAGATGATGGGCACTCCGGCACAGAAGCAGGCTAAAGTAGCCTCGCTCGGAGGGGAGACTGCCCTAGAGCAGGCCGCGAAATTGAGAGCACCCTCGGTAGCGACTGCGGAGGAGGAGGCCAAGAAGAGAAAAGCTGTAGCCTTATCTCAAGGCCTCGGAACGTTTGGCGATAAAGCAACCGAGCTGGTCGAAACCACATTCCGAAACATTACCGGCCAACAAGTACAAGCCGCCCCTACCGCCGCACCAACAGCGGGAGCCCCCGCCCCGGAGCCGGCGGCCCTGAACTTGAAACTCGACACCGCGTCTAGCCGCTTTGCTGGCAAAAGTGCGGACCAAATGACTAAAATTAGCCAGCTCGTTAACGACATTGCCACGATGCCGGCTGGTGCTGACCGAAACGCGGTAACGATGCAGCTCAACGCGGAGCTCGGACTGACAGGCGAGACCGCACTCAAGTCTGAAGAGGTATCCTCTCTCATCTCCAAACTACCCGAAACGGTGGCAGGAGCAGCAGCTACAGCCGTTACCAAGACAGTCGGCGACAAGGTCACTATCGGCGATTTACAGCAGGTCGGAACAGATATCAACGAAATTTCCTCCTTACTAGGTATCCCGCCCGAGCAAGTATCGGAACTTACTTTCGGCGACTTACAGAACAGACTAGCCACCATCGGTCAAGAAACCTTCGGAGAAACTCAGCAAGTCCAAGCTGGCATGGTGTCGGGTCTCCTCTCCCCTACCGAAAGGGCCGCCTTGAGGGATGTCCTGGCCACTATGGAAGAAACCGGCATCGCAGGTGCCGAGCTGCAAGTAGCCGATATCGGGAAGGATATCGCAGCAGGTACGACTGTTACTGTCGGCGGGCAGCAGTATAGTATCGAGGAGCTGCTTGCTGCGGACGAGATGACGGACATCGTCAAACAAGTACTATCCGACCCAAAGGGTAAGCTAGCCCAGCAACTGAAGGTCGACAGTCCGGACCTCTTCAACTGGATAGCGAAGAGCGAAGCCGGCCTCAAGACATTACTCGCCGCCACCGAGACCGGAGTCAAGGAATTCAAGACGATTCAAGAGAAGAACCTCGCCGTAGTCAAGCCGTTGCTGGCGTACAAAGACTACTTCAGTAAAATGAAGGGCGCTGACGGGAAACCCCTCTTTGACTTGACCGCCCTCAGAGCTGGCGAAATCAAGATAGAAGACTTGCCTCCCGCCATGAAGACTGTCTTACAGTCCCCGCCCGAGAAGCAGCAAGCAGTACTATCCGCCCTTACTCAGCTCCCCGCTGACGCGGTAGCCGAGCTAGACTCAACTGAGATAGCCAACCTCGGCCTCGATAATCCGTCCGGCCTTTGGTCTAAATACGTCGCGGAATCCTCGAATCGGAAGCGCATCGCTAGTATCCCAAATGAGCAGCCCCAGATAATTTTTGATACCTTGGGCTGGGGTTCGGTTGACCAGGCGAACCAAGTACTCGCGGACGCCATACTTGTCGAAGCTATGGGGGGACCGAAACACCCCCTCCTCGATGTCGACTTCAATGATGACGGCAAGATTGACGCCGCCGATATGAAAAACTTGAAGGAGTTGTCTGCCGGGGCTGCATTGCCCAGCCTCAAAGACATCGCGAAACAGGGAACCGTTCCCACCGCCCAGCTCCCCAACGTCGCTGGGACTAAGCTCGATTACGGCGACCAAGAGACATTCAATACCATCAAGAACGTCATGGCTGATGGCTTCTTTACTCAAGAAGAAGCTGATGCCTTGCCTTGGGATATACCCAAGATGGAGTCCGTGCTGAGTAAACTCAATCGCCAAGGCGGTGTGTATCAAGGACCGGCCGGCCAAATTGCCAAGACACTGTCGGACGCCTTGGACAGGAAGCGTAAGCAACGTGCCGAAGCTGAGGCCGCTGCTGAAGATGAACGCATCCGGGCGCAAGCCGCTGCTGATAAAGCAGCTGCCGATGCTGCCGCTGCTGAGCAAAAGCGCAAAGAAGAAGAGCGGAAGAGAAGTGACCGCCGCCTAGACATCGGCCTCCTCGGCGCTGGCGTGGCTGCCCCGGGCGCCGGACGTGCGGGACGTGCCTTGGAAGAGCCAGCCAAAAAAGCAAAGAAATACTTGGGGATATAAGTGACGTATGGCATCCTTACTTGACAAACTACAGCAAAGCTTGGGCACGGTCGGTGGACAGGCTACTCCCGGTGACGAGACCGCGTCAGTACAAAAACTCCTCGCCGCCAAGAAGGGCATCGTTGGCGCGGGTCCGGGTGCGTTGGGTCCCCGAGGCTTGGCAGCCCCGGAGATGGCAGCCCGCGCCACAACTCAACAACAACTGTCCCAAGTTGGACAAGCTGCACAACTACAAGCCACCGGCATCAGCCAAGCTGCCGAAGCTCAATCCGAGGAGCAACGTCAAAGGGAGCAAGCCTTAGCCGGACAGCAACAAGAGTCCTCCCTCCGGAATAGAATTCAAACCGAGAGCGTGTTACGCGGCCTGGAGCAAGGAAGAGCGGAGCTCGGAGAGAAGGAACGACAACAGGGCCTAGAACAAGTAGCCGCCAATCTCCGCCTCCAAGATGCAAGGTATGTTGATAACTTGCGCAGAGAAGGGGAAAGGGCTAGACTACAAGAAGACATCTCCTTTACTGAGCAACTCCAGAAGAGTGTGCTCGAAGACAATATGGCCATACAAAAACTTCGAATCAAGAATCAGTCCTTACTCGATGTCAATGACAGGGAGTTTGACAAGGCCATGGCTAAGATGGGGTACAGTGAAGCTATATCCGCGGCCCGAGACAACCTCAAAGCCGATTCTCAGCGCGCCTTAATCAGCGGCGGGGCTGGCCTAATCAGCACCGGTATTCAAGCAGCTGGCCAATATAAGTCAGGCGGGCTCAGCCAAGGCTACCAGTCTTATCTCGATACGGTACCCCAAGGTGAGCGGCCGATGAGTTATACTGCTTGGCAAGCTGACCAAGCCCGCGCTGCCCAAGAAGCGCAAGGAAGTCAGGCAGCAAAAGGCAACCTTCCGGCTACCGGTCCTAGTCGGTCTTATGGAGGATTTGCGTAATGGCCCAAACAGCTAAGCAATCCGGACTAGCTACCTTAGCGGGACAAATGCCGGTCCGTAATCAAGAACTAGCGGACCAGCAAAGAGCCGCTCGCGCCTTACAGTTACAGCAGACCGTAGCCAGGATGACCCCGCAACAGGCCCCAACTGCGCAGCAGGCGGCTGGGATGGGGGCCGCATTAGCGCAACAAGCGGGACAAGAACAAGTGGGCCGAGCCACCCAGCAGCTGGAAACAGCTGGCCAAGTAGCCAAATTAGGCCAACAAGAAACAGCTATCGCGGGCCAACAAAAGCTAGGTGCTTTGCAAGAAGGAGCCCGGCAACAAGAACTATCTCAAGTTGATAGATTGGCCAAACTCGACGCCGCCGCAAAGACCGAGCTCTTCGACAAGGAATTACAGTTCCGTAAAGATGCCGCGAATCAGACCTTCTTCACAGAAAGACAGCTCGCCGACTACAAGAGACAATCCGCCGCTAGTGACGAACAACTCCGCAATTGGTCTAATCAAGCCCAGAATTACCACAAGCGGAATATTACTACTTTAGAGACGATGTACAAGAAGCTTTCCGAGATTGAAGAGAACAATTACCGGATTGGAAAGCAGCAGTTAGACCAAGCGGCGCGCAAGGAATTGGCGCAACTTAGAGCCGATACTGAGAAGAGATTGCGCGATGCCAAAAACAAAGCTGCCAAAACTGCCCAAATGTGGCAAGCTGGTGGTACGATAGTAGGGGCCGTTGTCGGTAGTATTATACCCGGTGCCGGGACCGTGGCAGGGGCCGCGTTAGGGGCCAGTATCGGCGGCGCAGTAGGCGGCATGGCTGGGGCTCAACAAGCAGGACAAGAGGAAATATAACATGGCAGCTATAGATAAAAAGAAACCCAAAGCGGGCAGTCTTGAAGAGAGATTAACAACTTCGTCCCTCCTCAACTCGGCCCCTACGCCGCCTGTTAAAGAACCGGCCCCATCCCTAAAGCCACAGATAACCGGAGAGTCTTACTCCGATATCAAGTTTGAGCCGAGTCCGGCCGAGCTTGAGGAAGCCAACGCTAGGGGCGGGATGGACGGGGTCCGTTCATTATGGAACACTTACTCGGCGCTGAATGCCGAATTCCAGAACAAGGCCAAGACCGAGGGCTTCACTATGAGTGACCCCAAGGAGGCTGCCTCGGCGTTTCTCCAAACCAAGCAACCCGCCACCGGGCCGGGCATGTTGACCCGACCGGCAGAGCCAGTCGCCCCTTCACCAGGGCCAGTCCCCGCACCAACTCCGGCAGCGGATAGTAAGAAAGAGAAGCAAGCTGAGCCTGCTCCTCTTCTTGGGGGGGTTGCAGCCAAGCAAAGGCCGCAACCTAAGACTATCGCCGAATCAGTAGCTGGTCAAGTGAAAACAGCTGAAACCGCACAAGACGTTGCTACCGCAGTGACGGACAAGCTCGCATCAGGCCAGCCCATTGGCAGAGACGAATTGCTGGGTCTCGTGCAAAAGATTAACGCCATTCAGCCCACCCCTGCTCAAGCTGACGACGCCGCAGTCAAAGCCCTACGCGCGGCGCGGGAAGAAGCCCGTCAAGCGTACCGGGAGCAAGCTACTAGAAACGAGTGGTCCGAAGTAGCGCAAACCGTCAGCAACGCGATAGCCAACTTCATCTCCGCGCAGCAGGGACTAGCCGGCAAGCCGCTAGCCTTACCGCAAGTCGATTATGGGGAGAGGACAGCCCGAGCCCTCCGCGAGTATCAGACTGAACTGGGTTCCATCACCGAGCAAGAAAGAGCTATGGAACGCGGCGTGGAACGCAAGCAAGCTGCCTCCGAACGGGAAGCGGAAGCTTCGCGGCGCGGATGGGAACGGTATCTGATGCTTGGCGAAAAGCAAATCGAAGCCGCTGAAAAGGAAGCTTACCAGAAGAGAGACTTGGCCGCCAATCTCGCGATTGCCACCGCGAAGCGTGAGCAAGAAAAGGCCGCTTTAGAAGCTGCAGCCCGTAAAGAAGAAAAGAAAGTCGCCAAAGAAGGCGGTAAGGAGCAACTCTCCTTCCTCGACAAGAGCATCCGCCAGACTGAAGACTTGATAAAGGAAACAGAGCGCAAGCTCCAGAACGCTACCGCGGTAGCTGCCGCCGCTGACAGTAAGGCGTTCTCCGAAGCATTGCCCGCGTATTCTATCGGGGCCGGGGTCGACCTCTCCCAGTATAGTAAGGCCGGCATCTTTAGCGGCGAGAAGTACCAGCAAGACGAAGTCAAGAAGCAGGCCAGGGGCCGGGCTGCGGAGCTCTCTGCGGAACTGCAGCGCCTCTCCCGTATACGAGAAGAGAAACAAAATCAATATGATACACTCCTTTCGGGAGGGCAGCCTGCCCGACCAGCAGCCCCGGCTGGACAACAACCCGCTACGGGTGGTAAAGTAATTACCAGCGCTGATGTGGCAGACTACGCCAAAACGCAAGGCGTCCCTCCTGAACGCGCTGCTGCTTTCCTGGCCGGACAAGGCTATACAATCCGAGACTAAGATGCCTATCGATATTAGTACATTGCCGCCGATGCCGGACGAGTTGAAGACTTCTCCGCTTGGTGTGGCTCGTCCTGATGTCGTGGCATCTCTGCCCCCAATGCCGAAGGCGGAGCAGCCTCCTGCCCAGCCCCAGGAGTTGCCGTCAATGGCGGCCCCAATCGAATTGCCTCCGATGCCCAAAGCGCCGGAGGAGCAGATGTATTGGCAACTCCAAGCCGAGAAAGAGAAGTACGGGCTCGGGAATAGTTTGTCGCCGACCGCTATGGAGCAGAGGGGCGGGATGATTACGAGTCGCGGCATTAGCGACGACGAGGTTCGCGCCTTCGCCCAACATTACAAGCTTGACTTTGATACAGCCAGAAAGCTGGCCACGCTTAGGGGAGCGGTACCCCCCATGTCCGAGATTGATTCGGTAAGTGAGCTGCTCCAAGCCGCCGCAGGCAAGCTCAACCTCGCGACCGGAAACTTGGCAGGATGGGTTGGCAAGAAAGCGTTGACCGATGACCCCGCTATTCGGAACTTCCTTGACGACATCGGAGAACTGGCCGACGGCCGGGCCGGATTAGGGGAAGTAGTGGCTGGCTTACTCGTTCCAGGGGCCGCGATTGGCAAGGCCGGTAAGGCGTACACCGTGGGCCGGAAGCTGCAAGCTGCGGCCGGAGCGGCCGCTACCGGAGCCGGATACGGTCTTGCTGGTAGCAAAGAGGGCAAAGAAGTAGAAGGCCTAGCAGCGGGAGCCATCTTTGGTACAGGCTTGGCAGGTGCGGCGGGCGTGGCTGGTAAGCTATTAAGTCGCCGGGGCAAGATGCCTGATGTGGACAATGTCACGAAACAGGCCCTCGAAGATAGCATCACCCAGCACAAGAAGTTGACTGGGCTTGACTTAGTCGAAGAAACAACTCAAGCGTATCTACCTGTCAAGAAAAGCAATGACGCGATGAGGGACGCTATTGTCGATGAGGCCCCTCTTACCGATGACGCGGTCAGAGCTATTATTGACGAACAAACCGCTCCCGACACGAGGCAATTGGTCAAGGAGACGCTGCAAGAAAGATACCTTTCCTCTCTGCCAGAGGCCGAACAATCCGCCGCCCGCGAATACATCAAGTCCGGTAACACGTTCAAGGAACTCGAGGAAGCGGTTAGTGACAGGGCCATCGCCGAAGAGTTGACCCGCTTACAGAGAAGCGAGTTTGTCAAGGAGATGGAAGGCAGATTCCCCCAATTAAAGTATGTCCCCACTGAAGCGGGTAAAGTCCGCGCCGGGGAGAGTGAAGTATTCGCTTACCTTAAAAGACAAGGCGATGTCAACCTCAAGAAAGAGTACGACGAGTGGGCAATAGGCAATACTGCTCGCCAAGTACTGGCCGACGCTGGGGTAAAAGTAAATCCGAACGCGGACATCTTAGGCAAGACGATTGTCAATTTCGCCACTGACCGGATGTTCGGTTTCAAGGTAATGGACGAACGCTACGGTTCTGATTTGTTACAGGACTTCTACGATGTCAATACCAACTTCAACCTCTTTACTGGCTTGAAACAAAAGGCCGGCAACGAGATTGCAGACATCTTTAAAGTAGCCAAGAAGAATGGCTTGCACAAGAAAGCCGCTCAAGTCGAAATTTTAACGAAGTTGAGAGCTGGACAATATGACCAGCTGACGCCTGAGCAAAAGCAACTAGCCGATGCGATGCGAAGTTTCTTTGAAGGGAAGAGAGAGTTCTTTAATACCGCGAAAGGCGACAACTACTCCCCCCTCAATATCCCCTTTAGGGAAGACTTCATTGCGCCCCAGATGATGGTAACTCCAGTCGAGTACGTGATTCGGATGAACAAGAAGCTCGGGGAAGTCAAGGAGCGCATACCCAATTTGGATACTATGGGTACCGATGAGTTCATGCGGCAAGTAAATATCAGACCCGAACTTGCCCAACTAAAGCAAGGACTTGAAGTAGGAACCGAGCTCCCGATTACCAGCGGCAAGCAACTGGCACTCGCTTTCCAAGACGCGACTCAAAAGGGAGCGTCAGACCCCAAGATGTATAAGCTGGCGTCTACTTTGATGCCTCGACAAGGGGCGATACCTGATTTCCTTTTAGAAAACAACATCTTCAAACTAATGACGAACTATGTTGAGGGAACGGGGCGGAGTCTGTACTTGAGGGAGCCGCTAAGTCGGATGGCTGAGAAGGCCAAAACCTTAGAACAAGTGGGCGCTACTCAAGAAGCCAAGTTCGTTAACCGGTTTATACAAGACAACATGGGTATCAGACAATACTCGATGGCTAAGATTGGCAACCAAGCTAGAATTGCTTTCGCTGATAAGGCAGACAAGCTACTCCGGAAGTATATTCAAGACGAGGAGCAGAGGGAAGCCGTCATTGCCGGCCTCCGCTTCTTGCCCGAGCTAGCTGCCAATATCCAGTACAACATCTACCCAAACGTGCTGGGTCTCAACCCCAGAGCCCACTTGGCGCAATTGACGCAAGTCCTCTTCAAGACCGCACCTGAATTGGGCGGGACCTACGGATACGAATCAGCTATCAAGTCAATGCTGTCTGCAGTCATAAACCTCGCCACCAAAGAAGGCCGGGCCAAGTATCTCTCCCGTGTGACCGAACTCGGCCTGGAACCGAAGGGTTTTGTCCGCGAGGCGAGGGAGGGTTTGGTAGAAGGACTCCAGTCTAGTATCATGTTCTCGGTTCCCGCTAAGGCTCTTCGTGCCTTGGCTGATGCGTTCATGTACACGTACGGCAAGATGGATACCATCAACCGAGCCATGACGATTGACATTTCGGAACGACTGGTAAGAGATATCGCCGCAGGAAATAAAGAAGCCCTGCGAGCAGTGCAAAAGATGCCTATCTCGGTCCAGAAAAAGATTGCTTCGAATATGAATAAGCCTGACGCCCAGCTCAAGGCCATTGCCACCCACCTCAACGCCGCGACTCAGTTCAACTATAATAGAGCTAGTATGTCCGAGTTAGGCGTCACGCTTGGGCCGATGTTCTCGACCTTTACTAAGTGGCCATTAGCTATCTCAGGCGATATCTTAGCGGATATGCGTACTAAAGGTATCTTCAAGTCCATGCCCCGGATTGCGGAGAAGTACGCTACCATCTTTGCCTTAGCGATGGCCGTGGACTCCCTCGTCCACTCGTCCCTTACCGGAGAAGACGCCCAAGCTAATCCCGATTTCAAAGAACTAAGTGACCGGGCTAGAAGGATATTCGGAGCTGGCGGCTTCAGAACTATGACTCCGGTAGCTTCGTTACAGGCATTTATGCCGAGCAAGACCGAGAAGAATCTCTTTACTCCGCCCGTTGTTGATACCTTTTATAACGGCGTCATCGGCCCTGTACTGGACGGCGACACCGAAGCGCTAGCCCGAGGGGGAATGAGGTTTCTTACTACCTTTGCTCCGGGGGCTTTTCTACAAAGATTGATTATGAATGATATTCCGACTATGTTTGGGGAAGGTTCCAAACCCGAGACACTAGATGACTCTTTACAATTTTATGGCCTATAGGAGATAGTATGCCAGCAGTATTAAAGACAGTACTCTTTACAATTTTGACCGCGTTGGGTAAGACTCTCATGGCGATGCTAACGTCGCTCATGACTGAGAAGTTTCTGAAGAAGGCAATCATTGCCGGTTTGGAAAAGCTAGCTGTCAAGACCAAGTCTGATTTGGATGACCAGCTACTAAAGTATGCTAAAGAGGCTTGGAGCCAGCAACCCGGTGAGGAGAAGAAGTAATGTTCAGTGAAGGACAGAAGAGAAGGGCATCCCTCAACATCTTGGAGAAACTCCGCTCTCAAGGAGTTCCTCCTTCCGAGAAGGGAGACTCTGGCGAAGAGTTTGACAGCATGTTTGCTAAACTAGATGAGGAAGGGAAGGTCACCACTGGTGGGGAAGCCGAAGTCCCTCCCGAAGAGAAAAAGAAAAAGAAGAAAGCTTACGAGCGGGGGGACGGGGAAACCAGACAGCCCGCCCCCAACCAGCCCGCCGCCAAAGCTTTCATGGAAGCATTCAAGAAGACTAAGTAAAAGTAAGGGGCCTTGCGGCCCCGTTACTACCTTATGAATGCGTTCATAAGTACTTATGTTCTTTGAGTTTCTTGAGCAGGGTCAAGAGATGGTCCCGGTTGCGTTCGGCTAAGTCAGCGGTATCTACCAAGACACCGATAACCCGGTCTAGCTCGTCTTCAAGAGCGGACATCCTTTCTTCAAGGGAGCCGCTCCGATACTTACTATATCGTGTATCTCTCTCCTGTACCTGGCGACGTTTCCAGTCCAGGCTCACTATATTCGATTGCTTCTCTTCCTTCATGTTTCTTGGCCGCCTCGGCTAGCATTTGTGCTAGTAGTTCCGCTCCTTTGAGGATGTAGTCGAGTCGAGATTTCTCCTCGGCTACCTGCTTTTTCAATACTTCCAACGTACCCAGTAAATCAATACTCTGTTCCATATCACGTCTCCTATTATATCACGTTAGTGGTTATCAAGCTAGTAGAGAAAGACGCACTGCCCAAGTTACCTCGGACGCTTTTATACCCTTCCGAAAGGTGGCGGAGTAGCTGGGGACGGTACGTCCCATCTCTCCCGGCCAAATGATGTGGCTGCTCCCTACTGAAGCGACAGCCTGCAACTCGGGATTATAGTGGACCATGACCGCGAAGTTGCCTCTGACATGGATGCTGCAAGCGGCAACGACTTCAAGGTGCTGGTTCGCTTTGGCCTCGTCGAGAGTTGTGCCGTCATCTTTGAGGAAGTGAGAGAAAGGTATCTCGACGTATTGGTAATTGGGGCCGAACTTGGACTCAAAGCCGGGGCTCATCTCCAGCCCCATGTAGGCGGAAAGTCGGCTGCCTCTCGTCAGATTGAGAAACATACTGTCCATTCTTGGCACTCCTTTTTGATACGCCGCAAAATGTCGGCGGTGTTTGTATTACGAATCCTTCTGGGACCAGCCGCGTAAACCTTACCAGTCTTACTTACTAGTAGCTTCACTTCTTCTCCTTCTTGCTGGCCGCCCTCAACTCGCGAGCGGCTTTGAGCAATTCCTTTTTAGTGGCCCCGTGTGACGAGGCTGCCCTTACTTGAAGCTTGCTGCTCTCTTTTAACAGTTGATAATCGCCGCCACGCTTGTACCCATCCGGGTATGATTCCTTAGTGGTGTTGGGTAACGACCACACGCGACGGACTCCCCTCTCCCCACAATTGTCACACGTGTAGAGGGTGTCCCAATCACTCGCACTATCGCGCGGCACAAGCTGGTCAGACTTGTTCTGACAAACAGCACATAGTGTGTCAATACTCATCAGGCCCATCACTGTTACCTCCGGTACCTGTTATCACGTAAGGTTCCCAACTGCTCACAATGAAGCAGCATTGCAAGGGTTGCACGAGCATGTCCAATATGGTGTAGCCCTGACTCGGGGTCGTATGTCTCCCCTCCGTTGTACGCGAATAGGTGGCGTAGTGCTGCGGCAGTGAGCCGGGATACTTCGAAACCGTTAGTGTAATTGTACCTGCCATACTTCTTTTCTCCAAATCCCAAGGCTAAAGCTTCAGTTGATATCGCTATATAGGGAACGAGAGACAAGTCGGGTTTCCCATTGTCGTGTTTAGCTCCTTCCGCAGCCTTCGGGTCGGAGTGTTGCTTCATGTGGGATAGGGGGTCATTCATTACTTCCGTTACACCGGCAAAGATGTCGTTAGCGGGGAGGGGCTGGGCCCCGATACCGTACTGCTTCTTCGTCATTTCCCACTCCCAAGATTTCGGGTGCATACTATCTCCTACTTGAAAAAGATTACGTCGTCCAGCGGGACGAGTAGTTTCTTATCGGCGTTATCGGCGTGGAACTTTAGTAATTTTTCTTTGGGCACGATATAGCCTAGTGTGGTGTAGCCTTTGTTCCTTACCGGACATGGCCTGAAGGCCGCGAGGTTTGCCTCGAGGTACTTCACTAGAGCGGCCGTACAGAAGACAAACAACTCGTCAGTCTCGGCGAACCAGTAGAGGTAGTACGTAGCTCCATGAGCTGCGGCTTGCCAGGGTCCACCGGGCTTACCGGCCCGCTCGGGGGTGGCCTCGACGGACCACCTCTCCATAAACAAGTTCGTGCTCTTGCTATAGAAGTCGGTCTTCAATTCTAGAATGGCGCGAGACCACTTCACTTGAAGGTCGCCTTTTCGCCCATCGGTGCGAACAATCGCACCTTGACCATACCGTTCCAGGAAGTCCTTCTCGGCAGCTTTGCCCTTCTTTAATTGGGCCGCCATACTAAACGTCTTGCTTTTCATCGGACTTCCCTTATCGTTACAGGTAACTACCACAATTTGGTTAATGTATCACAGGTATGTTAGATAGCCAAAACATGTTAAGTATCTGCTTTCCCATCAACTAAACAATCTAGGAACCACCGTGGTAGTAAGTGACTACCTTCGTTGTATAGTCTCATAAAGCTGCTATCCAAGCAATATGTTACTCCGTAATCCGCCTCGTGCCGCGACACCCGGCCCCCGGCCTGTATCACAGTCTTCGCTGTCTCCCACAGATACCACTCGGGGTCCCGCTCTGCCAAAGCGGAGACCGCAGGGTCTCCAAGAGACGGCCAAGGAATCTTGGTGATGACTTGCCAACGTCCCAAGTCGTCAGGCAAATCACATCCCTCGTACATCCCACTAGCGACAAGGATACTGCCCGGCGTGGTGAGATACCGTTGGTACATTTCTTTTTTGTTCTCTTTAGTGTGGAAGATGAACCTCCTATCGACAAGCTTACTCCGAAGGAGGTCGGCCATCTGATACGTGGCATGTACTAATCCCCGTTCGCCTTGGTGCCGCTCGAGCAGATGACTATTTATATAGTCAGCTATCACTTCGACTGACCGCTCCATATTGGCCCGGTTAACGGAGACAATGTCGTCCACTATAAAAGGCCGCCGGTCGGGGGGAATCGGGGAGGGGCTATGCAAGTACGCCACCCGTTTGCCACTGAGGCCTAGGGTTTCGATATCCTTCGCTCCTATGGTTGCTGACAACAGTATCACCTTTGATACCTCCGATGGCCAAAGGCGCCGGGCTTCCTGCCCCACCTCAAGCGGAGTGAGCACAATGCAGTCCCGGTCCTCGGGCTCCCCGCGCTTCGTTCCCTTCCCATTAAATTCACGTACTGCCCTCGATACGCTATAAGCCGGGTGCCTACTCCGAAGAGTATCGAGGAGCTTCTCCACCTTCACAGTCTTCTTCTTTTTGGGCGGGAGTCGCTCGGCCCAAGCTAGTAACTGCTCCCGACTGTATGCCGACGTGGGGTATAAATGGTCATGCCTCCACAGAACTACTTCTCCCATACTACGGAGTGCTGGTATCAATTGGTGTGCTTCATCGACGATGAGGACATCTCGGTATAGGCGGTGGGCAAGGTAAGCATGGTACGTGTATACGCCCGGCCCCCGTCTGTACTTGGCTTGCGCTAGTTGTGTGCCGCAGGCGCAGCCCCTACAAAAGCCCTTCTTGATAGCGCGGACTTTAGCGCAAGGGAGCTGGCTATCCTCGCACCAATATGAGTCCAGCCGACGAAGAGTCGGCGTGTCCGGAAAGGTGGACAGGAACTGGTCGACTAGTTGATTGGTGGGGTTAATATACGAGGCGGAGTGCCCTGCTTTTAGCAGGGTCTTTGCAAGTGCGGACTTGCCTGTGTTGTGGGTTACTGTAAAATCTTCCATAAGGTATAGATGGTTGCCGTCTAGTTCAAATCCAAAGTATTCTTGAACACCCAAATCTTCAACCTTTTTTATCCCGTCATTTCGTTGGTTTGATTTACTATTCAGTAGTGCTCCTCTCTTGTGTGGCACTAAGAGTGGTAGTTCGTTGACTCTTTGTGACGACATGTGAATACGATAATAGGGAGTACCTTTTATGACCTTTGTTTTTATCTTACCTACAGCAAATCCAAGACTGCGGGCAAGAAATACTACGTGTTGTATGAGTTTTAAATTTTTTTGGATAATCTCAATGGTTCCCATACCCGGCAGTACGTGTCCGTCGGTATCAACTAATCCAGCCAATAAAGCTAGACGACATTCGTAAGATGCAGTTAAGTACTGATGTGGAATATGCTTATTGTCTAACACGCCCAAGGAGCGAAGCTTATTTAAGATGGGATTTTTTTGTCCTCGAGGTACCGCGAGATGTCTGGTAATAGCTCGGTTATCTTGCTTTTTTTCGTCCCGAATCTTAAGGCCATATTCGTTTCCAATTTCTGCCCAATAGTCCAAGATAGTTGCATCCATATTCGTGACCGCCACTGTATTAGAAGAGCCATCTCCAAGCCAAGTTCCCAGAAAATATGGAGGAAGAGGAAGCTCTCCATCGCTTGGTCTAAAATCGATTCGTTCCGGCTTCCATAATTTAGTGCAATGCTTGTGGGACTTAGAGGAGTTATTCCAATCAGATACAGTTTGCGTAATTAATTCATGTGTAAAATATCTGGGCGCTGGTCTGTTATATCCACCGTGTCGTTTGTAATATTGCAGGGACAGGATGTGATTATGTGTAACATCAAAGCTGGCCCCCCTGGTGGGGGTTACTCGCATCATTTTATCTCGGCCAGAAAATAGTTCTAGAACGGTGCGCGGTTTTGAGTCGGGTCCCATAAGCTGGTCACCAACTCGTATGTCCTCTACCGCGCGAAGTGTTCCGTCATACATGATGACCTTCTGTCCTCGGGCGTGACATGCAGTCGGAGCCACAATGACGAAGACATCGTAACGGTCCCACTGCTGCTCTAACAAAGTCAGAGTTTCTTTCTGAAAGTCCCGTATCACTTTGTACGGGAAGTGTTTCAAGAGTTCCACAACCGCCTCCGAAAAAGTTATCGAGCCCGTCGCCGCAATTCCGCCATTGTCCTACTATTGTCCAGCCGAATCACACTGATGTCAGTGTGGAGGTCGACTATCGCCCATATCAATTGCTGAATCTTGTACGTGATAAGGGCCACGCCTAGTACTCCCACTGCAATAAGGATACCGATTAATGCTTTAATCTCTAGCATGACTCACCTCTGTTAATTTCAAGACAAAGTCCGAATCCGAATAGTAGGACGTCTACTACTATTAGCTGTCCCCCTAGTAAGGGGGATACCTCGAAGACAGTATCGGCCATAATACCGATGCCTCGCTTGGATATCCGGAGTACAGGAAGTATCAATGAGACACTAATCCTCCCCACTAATTTACTATATACTACCCCGCCGATGTTAATACCCGTCACGGAACCACCCCCCACCCAGGAGCAGGAATGCTCCCGCTGTTATCGCTCTCTGAAACGAGGTTCCGCCACATAGTTCACACCTCTCTTCGGGCGGCACATCCCTGTCGTCAATCTTGCGGATGACTTCGACTTGCTTTCCGCACTGAGTACAGTCCCACTGATAGAGCATACTTGTTACTCCTTGTTGATGCTCCGGCCCCATCCCCACTAGCTGAAGCGAGTGGTGAGGGACCGACGACTTGTTACTTATCCCGCGGAGCGGGGCAGCCCATGTACCTTATCGACATAATCGGGATGAACCTTTACACTTACTATTCCGGGCCGCCCAATGAGGGTATACACAAGGCCGTACACTTCTTGTTGGGTGTCTGCATCGACCTCGTAGTCAGCTACCTCGCCCATGGCGTTACGAGCCGTTAGTAGTATCTTCATTCCACCACCTCATATTCTTCAATGTACAGATGGTCTGCACTATACTCATCAGTTAAGTCAACTAGTATTCGCTCGGCGGTTTCTTTGGTTTTGCAAATTGCTGGCACAAAAGAAAACCCGGCAGCGTGGATGACATAAACTTTCATTCTACTACTCCGTTATCTTGTAAAATTTGATTGAACAATCCTTCCAGTTGACCAATTAAGTAGGTGGCATCCTTGAAAGATTGGTACTCATCTCGGGGCCAATCGGCCACACTCGCATGTTGAACCACCAGCTCGTCCAACTTCTCGACCAGTTGTTGGATGTCAGCACGGCTATACCCGTGCTTGCGTGCTGGTCTGAAGACTTGCTGTCTAGCGTCGAACAGGGCAGCGGCCATCTTCCCGGCACTAGATGCTTGGTCAAACTCTTCTTGCTCTTCTGGTAGACTGAATTCCAAGATACCTTTCATTGCTGACTCCTTTCAGTAGTCATCATTCCTCAAACGCCGGTATGGCTTTCACAGTCCCAACTCCTTTTTTACTCGTTCTTTAAATTCATTGATGATAGTCTCAAACCTGGGCAGCTGCCCGTAGTAATGTACGTAAGCAAGGGGGTCCATCTGCGCCCGGTTCCATGCCCGGTCAAAGTCTACCGCATTAATGGTGGACTGCTTCTCCACTTCCCAATCGTCGGCAGTAATATCAACAGCACTAAGACATAAATCAATATCGTGAAATAACTCTAAGTAGCGTGGCTGTCCTCTGCGGCGAAACCGTCTCCCACTCTTGATTGCTTCAATGATATTCACAGTTTCTCTCCCTGAAAGATGGACCAGTACTCGCCACTGACTTTATCGGCATTATGGTAAAATATCTTGAGCGAGGCAAAGAGGTCGGCTGCTGCGCTGTAATCAAAGCTATACGTCTTGGTGCCCCCGCCAGGGCTGACATCAGTTACTTCATATCCGGAACCGGTATCTCGGATAGTAAAGTGAGCGCGTTCGTGGTGGGTGATGGTTACCCTGTCTTTGGTATACGTTGCCGATGACCGGTCCCCGTCCACCGAGAACAGGAAGTATTTCTTTTCTTTTTCTTCCTTTGACTTTGCCATGTTATCTCCTTTTGGTAAGTCTACCAAACTTTGGTACATTCACCGTTTGTGACAAACACATTGGCCGTCAATCAGTGTGTAAGATTCAACCCGGTTAGCGCACATCGCCCGACATTCCCGCATCATCTGGTAGTGGTCTTTGGGCCACCACTCGTCTGCTCTCGGATGGGCGCAGCCGGCTAGCAACGCGGTTAGTAATGTAATGTAATACATGCTGCCCTTTCTGACGTGCCGCAAAGGGCATCCTCGATGCCCGTTACAAAGTACTTGTCGGCTGAACGGCTAAAATACTTTAGCTTTTTATTTAGTCTTCAGGCAAGGAGAGGTGTTTCAATAAGTCCTCCCCCACCTGCTCCAACAGCTCTTCCACTGCATGCTCAAAGGATTGCACAATGATTTCTTCTACTTCATCCGGGATGACAGACGCGACACCGTTGACGTACAGCACAGCGTGTGCCCATTCGTGGACAAGGGTTGTCCACTGCTGGCGCCGAGTCAAGTCCTTGCTAATTCGGATTCTCCGATACAATCCTACCGTATCACCGAGTACGTTTTCCTCGTCGAGGCTTGCCATCTCCACTCTGAACGTCCTCCCCAACACCCGCACTTCGTCCGGTAGTACCGGCTTCAATCCACCGGGCGAGACTGATGGCGACCCATCCAATTTCAATGGCGTCTTCTTTGTCTCCCTTTTTGTATTCTGGTCGGACATAATTCTTCCAAGACGCGGGGTGGATTCCCAGTACGTGGGAACTTGTAGTCGAGCATAACACAACTCCAACCGCTTTGAGAAGACTAGATATGGCGTTTTGATTGAAGCCACTGGTGGCGGGAATATCTTCGTAAACTAGCACGTCAACTTTGTACTCACTGCACAGGGTACGCAATGCGTCCCCGAGCCGACGCGCCCTCTGCCATAGTTCCAAGTGGGAACCGCCGGTATGGATAATGCCGCTGTCAATTAGTTGGCCACCTTGGTAGTAGGCCCAGCCGGGGGAAGAGGAAGTACTCCCGATACTGGGGTCAACTGACAGGACCCCGCCCCATACTAGGGGCCCCTTCAGTTTGTCTACATTCTCGTACAGCTTGGTCTTCTTCCCAATTTCAGATACTGATTTCATTGGTGAATCTCCCCGTCGATAGTACATAACCTGACTTGGCCAGCCACTACCCTCTGCCCTACCTGCTCTACAGTATGAACCAAATCACACTCCATCCTGGGCCAAGTGAGCCAGACCTTTGTGCCGGGTAGTCCGAGTTGAACACGGGCGGTGCCCGAGATGAGGTACTCTTCACCACGAATCTGCATATGAAGCAGGTGGTTGTACTCGTCGCCGTCCTCTTCAACCATATCGATGTGGACATAGTATTCGTTCATTGGTAAAAGTCCTCTTCTTCGTCCGTACTAAACTTATTATTCGTGGTATCCAAGGTACCAACCGTAGGTTGGAGGCCCGGTTCCCATCCGGTTCTGGTATAGGCACGGCCCCCGTCAATAAAACATTTCTTGCAGTCACAATACCGGAAGTCGTGTCTACTCTTAGACCAAATGACGGTCTCGCAGACCGGGCACTTTAGTGCTGATACTTTCACATGTCACTCCTAGCCCACATAATTGTGTACTTGCCCAGCATGTGAACCAAATATAAAGGCCATGTTACTGCAACCAAAAAGGAGAACAGGGACAGTACTAGTAGTCCGACCGGGAAGTAAAATATCCACCATAGGGGATGAGCTGATATCTCAAATCTCATCTTCCTCTCCTCCGATGCGCGTATAGTCGAGGTCAGCTAGTAAGTCTCTCGCAATCAAGATGGCAGTATCAACCATCTCAGCTGAGGACGCGTCGTCGGGGGAACGCATCACCACGGAAGGAAGTACCAGACTTGCTGCGGTGAATAGTCTGTCTCTGTACTCCTTGTTAATCTTTCTCTTTTGGTCCGCTCTTGATTTGATGTAGTTGCTCATTTGCCGACTCTCCCAAACATGTTGTTGACTAACCGGTCCCATTTCTCTTCTGCAATATCTCCGGGTAGGAGGTAAGTGTTCATGATATCTTGACCCTCGTCATAATGGTCTAAGTTCAGCGCGCAATGTCCGAGCTCGTGGTAGACCAAGGTCATCCTATCCGCCGCGCTAGCCCGGTCCCAGTACGGCTTCAAGAACGAAACTGTCCAAGGAGCTTGACAGTAGCCGATAACGTTGTCTCCTAAGGGAGACGGGAACTTGTCCTCGAAGATAGCCTTCCGGGTCCGGAGGCAAGGAACGCCTCTCTTTATCGCATCTTGGGAGAAAGCCTCGATTTGGGGAAACAGTCGTTCGTTGAACATGTATACTATACTGTCTACAGTACACGGCTGGGGTCCATTGATACGGCGTTCAACTATATCAGTCTTACACGCGAAAGCAGACCCGCACGCGGGGGACAATAAAGTAATAGCTAGTAGGTATTTTTTCATATGTAACATGGCCTCCCTGTATCGGGCACTACGTGCCCTTTGCATACATGTTTCTTGTCGGCAGAACGTAAAAATAACTTGAGTACTTTGTAACGGACACCGGTGGTGTCCTTTCCGACTGGCACAAAGGGCTGACCGAAGGTCAAGCGACAACGCAGTTATCCGTTACCGCGTGTCGTATCCGCCACATATGACCCAGTAGCTCAAATGCTTTCGCCTCTCGACACTTCTAGCACACGGCGAGTTGGGATATAATTCGGGACAGTGATGCTTGGCACGGGCTACAGCAGACCTATCGGCTGCTGTTTCCTTTTCCCCGGGGGGCAGTATCAACTTAGTCTCTGAACAGGCGGTAAACGCTACCCAAAAAAATACTTCGGTCGCCACATTCATGAGAATCTTCCTGTGAGAATGTTAGTCTTCTAGTTTAATGCCGGCCAAAGTCTTGGCCACTGCAGCACTGCCCTTTAATGGGCAAGTGCCTCCTAGTATTCTATTCAATTCTGCGTAGGCGTCCACTTCCATTATTCGCTTCGCCACTTCGACTTGCTCGTCTGGTACCTCGATGATACTTTCATCGTGCCAGTCCATCACGATGGGGGTCCACTGTATCTTAGCCTCAGTCAAAAGTTGAGCCGCAATTCTGGAGTATAACTGCAACAAATCGTGACCGGTACTTTGCACCTGGCGATTTAGTATATCTTTCAAGTACTTATCGTCTATGCAGATAGGGCGACCATACCCGTTTTCAATCCAACCACCATTCGCTCGCCACTCATCGCGGAGCCAGTCCACGTAATTGAGGACGCCTTCTTTGGCGGCCATAAGAGAATTGTGCATCTCCTCCACTTCGTCGAGGGACATATCCACGCCGTTAAGGGAGAGTATCTTCTGTTTCTTCTTTACTCCCGAGCCGTAGTTATCCGATAGGATAAGGAGCTTCGCAATGCCGCGCTCCTTCTTGAACGCTTTCTTTGTTGCGTCCATCGCCTCGACCGAAGGATTGTACGGGTCATAGCCAAGCGACGTTAGCTTCGGTCCGATGCCCGCCATCATACTACCGTAGAACAAGTAGATGTCATTCTTCTTGGCGCCTGGCCCGTAGAGGGCGAGCAAGTTCTTATCTTGCGATAGCTCCGCAGTCACCACCATCTCCAAGGCATTCACATCACAGTCAACAAAGCTATGGCCGGGCCGACTAACAAAGCCCGAGAGGGTACCCCTAGTCTTGGGACACTGCGATGTCACGTAAGTACTCGTGCCCCGGCGCACTAACAAATGTTCCGTTTCCACGCTAAGACAATAGACCATTCCATCATATGTCTGAGTAGCTACATGAGACTTCTTGTATTCCCGATGCGAGCCTTTTCGGATGTATAAGGAGTAGGCTAGTGGTCTCTTGAACTTGCGGACCCCATACCCGTGGCGAACAAGCAATGCTTGGATAGAGTCAACAACGTCTTCGTGAATACAAGTAAATTCAAAGGCATCTTTAGTTGTGCCTCGCTTATGTCCATCCCAAAAGGATAGCGCTTCCACAAAAGTTTCTACTTGGTTATCCCCGAGAACAGACAAATCAAATTTCTTGTCGGCTGTCAATAGGGGATGTTCAAATTCAACGCGGTACCAAGAATGGACGCCTCTAGTACTGACGTGACTGGCGGGAATTCCAACCAACTCCATAAACTTTTGTATCTTTCTGTCTCTCTTAAATCCGAACCGCCACATATAAGGATTCTTTACCCGCGCACTGGAGCCGTCAGCTTGGACAGCGGCGGCCATCCATATGTCGCGCTCACTGAAGAACGACTCGGTTGTGGTACTGGGACGGATGCTGGCATGCGCCATGCACTCCTTGGTTCGGAGCTTGTGAATGTCGGATGCTGTTGTAGTAACCCGTCTGGTTCGTTCGGTTTCGGCGGCGTGCTGTAGGTCACCGATTAGTAATAGCCGGTGGTCTGGAGTTACAAGTAGCGGGGTGTTATTAGCCATCCCGATAGCGACCATATCCCCCGAGTAGTGTCTTTGTGTTGTGGCTTGGACAGGACCCCACTGACCAAACAATGTATCTGGTTGAATGGTCCAGACCAATTCACCTACTTGTAAATCCTTGATTAGTTTCCACCCAGACGGAGTTAGTGCTTCGGTATCGGGAGCAAAACACTGCTGCAGATTGGGAGCCTTACCAGCCAGTCGTCCAGTCACAGTGCCGGGCATTTTGAAGGAGGGGTGTATCGTAGAGCGGTGCTCTACTCTCTCGACATAGTCCGAGACATAAGATAGTTCCTTCACCTTCAAGGCGCGCCCGATGAGGATGTGACCAACATCGCCCATCGACTGTAATGCGTCCTCACTAATGGCTGGCATCCCGCTCTCGGTTTGAAGCAAGACTTTGTGCTTCAGCTTCTCGTACATCAGCCACCGCAAGTGGTCTCCGGATTGCAAGTTGAACGAGTAGCCTGGCTCAATTCCGAGCTCTATCCTGTGGCGCTTGGCTTCCCAGTTTTGCCACACCTTACTTTCCTCAGGAAGCATAGCTTCTAGCGCAGCCCACTTCTCCCAGTTCTTGCTTACCGTTACCCCGTCCTTTAAGAAGCGTGGTGGTTCCTTTCGTTCCTTCTTCTTCTTGTAGCGGGCCGGCTCCGTGGCGAGGAACTCCGCTACTTTGGCCTGCTCGAAAGCGCGGACGTGCGGGGCGACAAGTGCGTGCTCCCTAAACGTCTGTTCGCTGTCTGCAATCCCCGCCTCAAGCTCCGTTGCGTAGGCGGTCCAATGCTTCCTGTCCGTCAGGATACCAGCAATCTTTTGGTCGATGTGTACCTTCACATGGGGAAGGAAGTCATTTCGGTGGTAATCGCCGAGTGCGGGGAACCGTTTCACGATAGGCAAGAGATGCTCTGTGTAGAGGAGGTATGTAGCCTCGGCATCGAGGACGCAGTACTTACCGAGTATCTCGGGAGGGGACCGCCACATCTCGCCCTTCATCGGTGCCTTGTTCTGTTTACAGTAGCCGTTACTGACCAACCACTCGTCTAGTTCAGTTTCATTGGTGTTGGTCCACATCAGAACGTCGACCATCGCCTCTTTAAGACCCCACTTCTGGCCCTCCCAGCCTTCACTAGCGCATTGCATGTACAGGCCGAAGGTGCAGGCGAGCCAGTCGGAGTGGACGCCTAAGTCCCTCCGAATCCATCCCCCATCGAAGTAAACGTTATGGGCCAGCAAACCGCGGTGGATTAACAATAGGTCGGTCAGCTGTTGTATCGACTCGTCTGATAGTTGGTCCATCGACAGATAACAACTACCCTTGTCCCAAGACAAGCCGACGCCTACTACGTACGCTTCACTGTCGGGAAGGGAGTAATCGTTACCTCGTGTTTCGAAGTCTACTGCGACCACCGCTGCTTGGCTGGCTGACAGAAGTAACGCGGAGGTCTCCGTTTCGCTGGGGCATACAAGTTGATACGACCGACCCACCCTAGCAGGTGTGGGGCGGGGTTCCACGAGCACGAAGCGGGGATGGGTAGTCAATGTAACGTGGTCAGACATATTAGCTCCTGTAACGGACAGCGGTGCTGTCCTTTCCGGCGTGGTTGTTAAAGGCGCTCCACAAAGTATACTAGCATCAACAGCACTAGCGTAGCAGTAAGCACATACAACAAGCCAGTTAACATCGACTCACCCCCACTAAACCACTTAAATATTAAGTACTTTACTCGTTGGTAGGAGCGTTCACGTAAGTAGTTCCCGCCAACGCTCCCGTCGGAGAGCTAAGGCACAAATAAGAAAGGGCACTTTAGTGCCCGAGACAGGAGGGGGAGCGCTACTTCCCCCAGTGTCGCCCGCTCGAAGAGCGACTACAAACTAGGTTTCTTTACACCTAGTTATGCTCTCTTCTGTTCTGGTGCGGGCTTAATCATAACCACGTACAGTGGTTTGCCACCAGCCACTTCTTCTTCGCTGTTCTGATAGAGGTCAATGTAGACACGTTGACCTGCTTTGATGTCGGTCTCGATGGTGGTAGCGACCGAAGCAACGGCCTTGCTCTTCTCGGACTTGGGTTTGAAAAGACCGGTCCGGAGGAGCGATGCAATCTTTTCCTTTACACCACCAGCGGGGCTGGCAGGACGGGGAGCTGCACCTGCTGGACGACCACCAAAACGGTTACCAGAAGATTGATTGTTGTACGCCATGACTAGACACCTCACTTGATACGCGGCGACATTGCCGTCGTTACTTACATACCATGTATCGGCAAACTGAGTAAATTACTTTAGCCCTATTTTCAGTTTGCCTTGACCACCAGCACCAGCACCAGCACCAGCACCAGGAACACACATTAGTTTAATCCGGTTGGTTTGTCCGGAGCGGGACTACTGTCCCCTATCAAATCAAACGCTTCTTCGAGTAGGCCGTAAATGGTATCCCTAGCCCGGTCGACTTGATTCTCGGGCACCATGTTTGCGATACAAGTGGCCAACATCTCGGTCAAGATGGTCATCGTGGCGTTGTGGCCAGCCAACTGACTAGTCGCGTTGGTCCAATACAGCAGGGAATCAAGGGCTGCTTCTTTGTAGTAGGTATCTAGCTGGTCTGAGTCACCAGTTTCCATCCTACTTATCGAAGAGTTTTTTAACTTCGTCATGCCACTTCTCCCATTTGTTTTCGTACTTATCACAGATATCAACCAAAGGACAATAGTCACAATCGCTGTAGCCCTTGTTCTTACCACTTGGTTTGAGCGGAGCTGGCCTGGGACCGAGAGCTTTCCTCTCCCCCATATTCGAGACAAACTCATAGTACCTCTCGATATCGGAGACAGTCAACACAGTCTTTGTAAAAACTCCATCAGCCGTATCATGACTGGGTGACTCAAGGCGATATTGAATCGTCCCGTTACTGTCGAAACCAATTTCGTAAATGGTAGTATGTGGTAATACTTTTTTAGGTTCATTTTTTTCATTGACTTCTACCAAAGGGTGGCCGGGAGGAAAGAACTTCTTACTCCACTCCGGCATAGTGAAGTCGGTATACTGGGTATACACTAGTCGGTATGGGACACCCAACTTCCAACTGTAGTGGGCAGCCTGTAACAAGTGCTTCATTTGGGGCGTGAGTTCAAATGACACTTCCCGTGCGGTCCACAGGGAGCAGATGGCTTTGTGCTCGATACCAAGGACTGGCTTCCCGTCAGCGTGGCAGAGGACCATGTCAGGTCGGCCAGTCACGTTGGTCCCGTTGGCAGTCTGCCACTTGATGGGAATCTCCTCTTCTTGCTTGATGATACCCGGCCAGCTTCTCTTTACTTTATCGACCCATATTACTTCGTTCGCTTTACCAAGCTCGAACATAATGAGTCGGTCCACGCTCGGGGGGTCTATCTCAACCCCGCCGAACGAGCGGAGATAAGCGCGGCGGTGACACCCGCCTACCACATCTCCGCCCTTAGTCATCGCACCCGAGTCCCCGGCCCGAAGGTTGCCCAACTTGGCAGCTTCTCCAGCGGCGTGCTTGTCTCTGTCATCGGACATTCCTGCCCAGAATAGTGCTGTCAAATTGAGCTTCATATTAATCACTCCCTACTTGGTTCAAGTACACCCAAGCTCTTTCCTTGGGGGAAAGTTTCACCAGCTCGGGATTGCTATATCCTACCACCCACCCGATGATGTAGGCCCCATCGGGGCCGAAGCCCGCGATGTGCCACAACTTTCTACTGTCCTGATGACGGGCTAGGAACGGAGTCCGGTGCAATCTAAAAAGTTCAAGTAGACTGTACTGGGTCGGAGTCGCTGGGTTGTAGTCCACTGCCGTTCTCCTTTGCTTGCTGTTTCATCATCTGTTCCGCTCTGTCAATCACGTCTCTCATATATCTCTGCATGGCGAGTTTGGCGATACTATCAACCGGCATCCCAGCAGCGTCGGACAATTGGCGGGCTAGTTCTGCTTCATCACCATGTAACTTGAAGGCTAGACGTAGTCTCACTTATTGACTCCATTCGTGATAAATTGTTCGTGGATATAGACAATTTGATTGTAGCCGAACAACCCGCCGAAGGCGGAGGTATCAAGGGCCGGCTTCTCGGGGTACAAGTTACTCACGCTGTTAGTGACCTTGGTAAAGAATCCAGGTGCCGTTACTAGTAGATTGTGCGCTTGGTGGAGGGTCTCATTGTAAAAGTGCATCAAGATATCGGCTTCGCTCATCGAGAGGTGGGCACGCAAATCATGCAATGCGACTTCGTCGGCTTGTTGTAATTGGGTAGCTAAGTTGCTGGCCAGTTGTGCAGTGACCACACCTTGCGCGAAGATACGGACAGGATGCCACAGCAAGAAGCTATGTGGAGTAGAGTATCTCTCATCGCAAAAGAGCAGCAACTGAAACGCCATGCTCGCAGCCAAGCCCCTTACAAAACACCTGAAGTGGACACCTTCACTCTTGAGTTGAACCATCTTGTCAACTAAAAAGCTACCGGCTATTACACTCCCGCCAGGACTAGAGATAATGATGTCGATATCCTTTCCGGTCTTAGCCAACGCGTCCATTGCATTCAGCATCGGGCCGGCGATATTGTCCGAGATAACCCCGTTCAAGACGATGGTTCTTTCCGGGACAAGTTCCACCTCGGTCTTCGCTCTTGCGAAAGTAGACAAAAACAAGGAAGCTAACAAGATTAGAAACTTCATTACAAACATCTCCCGAGGTAAGAGTTGACGCGGAGAACATACTCCTGCGTCTCTTTAGATAAGGTACCGGTTTGAATGAGCCGTGTCAACTGGGCATACCCACCATTATACAGCACCAAAGCTAAGGTACGATTGCCGTCCACGTAATCGAGGTAATACTTGAGAAGACACGTCCCATACTTGACATTCGCTCGGTTATCCATTAACCTCGCTACTAGAGTCTCGTCACTCACCCCCCGGGCATAAGGCAAGCGGCACTGGATGGCTGCTTCCTTTGCCCCTATGAGTGTAACTTGCATCAGGCCGTACGCTCCCGCTCCAGAGACTGCATCTCTGTTGAAGCCCGATTCAGCTGCGACGACAGATGCCGCCAGCTTGAGGAACGTGGTAGACGTATCAACGGACTCACTACCGAGTAAGAACATCGCGGCTTTTACCTGCTCGGGGGAAACAGCCCGGCCAATGGCCAGCTTCTCCCCACACTCGTGCCACGACAACAGCTCCGGAGACCAAGGCAAGAAGTCACCGCTTCCCGCCTTTATCTGGGTCTCGGCCATAACCGGACCGGTCACCGCGACCGTGGAGATTATACTCCCTAGTAACTTTACGATTATTGTCTTCACGGAATTTTTTAGCTGCATCTTTCTTCCTCTTATACTCCGAGGCTAGCGCCTCGGTGTCGAGCGTGCTGGTTTCAGACTTGTCTTCTTCTCTTTGTACTATGGCGCGGCTGCCTGCTAGTTCATTTCCAGTATCGGCGAGGTACTCATTCTGCTTCCGGACCATGTCCTTGAGTTCGCCCATGGTCTGGTTAATCTTGGCTAGCTTCTCTTGCAAAGCGGCTTGTTTGGTGGCGGTGGGGTCTAAGAGACCCCCGGGCCGGGTTGCGGGTGGTTTGTCAAATTGCTCCTTGACAATCTTGCGGGTACGCTTCTCCCGTATCATCGGGATAACGTTGCTGGGCTTGTCCTCGCTCACAGTCTGCCCTCCTTCCTTGCTCTGTTGATACGCTGATTCAGATTGTACACTAGTCTCTTCCGAAGTTTCTTTTCGGGTTTCATTGTTGCGCCTTTACCTGGTTTAGTCTTCATTGTGAAATCCTTTGTTGGTGGCAAGGTAATATGCTTCTAGTGTGTCTAGTCTCTTGACAACTTCAGCTAAGTATTCATCCTTCTCTCGCTGCCGTTCGGCTAAGTCCTCAGCTACTGCGGCCACGATATCGGGCCTCTTGTCGAGAGCATCCGTTAGGATGTCGAACAGCGCTTGCGCGCTGTCGGCATTGGTAATGCCTTCCCGATATAGAGCGTCAGTTAATCTGGCTGCGAGTTGGATACTGGAAGTGATTTCGTTGGTCTTCATTACAGAATCTCCTCACTAAAGGCGGCGTGGACCGCGGTGTAAACCGCTTTTACCTGGTAAGGGGGAGCATCTTTTAGTGCTCGAAGGATAGCCATCTCCACCTCGTGTGCCGCGTCAGAGGAGCAGCCAGCTAATTCGCTGACCGAGGCTGCCAGTAGATTGGCGACACTGTCTACTTGATATTGATAATCAGTATCGTTGCTGTTCATATCTGCCTCAGAAAGGGGTGTTAATAATGGGAGCTACTTCGGTAGGCTCCTCGTCTGTAAAGACGAGATGGATTGGGTACATCGGGACATCGTCTCGGGTGACTATGTCCAGCTTCTGGACAAGGACATCGGGTATGCCCTCGACATTGCTGATAAACAAGTCCCTCTCCCATTCAGTATCGAAGTACGCGACATTGCTAAATCCCGGTAAGTCTCGCACGGCTCAATCCTCCTTAGCATAATTGGTAAAGTGATACTTGACTTTGACTGGGTATACTATCCTGCCGTCTTCGGTTTTCTCGGCCAACAGCTCCGCTGGTATATTCTCTTCGGCACACTTCGCGATAAACTTGAGGGCATCTTCTTTGGAGTCGAGAAAGAATGTTTCGGTCTTCACGTTCACTCCCTTGTATCGGGCACTTCGTGCCCTTTGCAATCTTGTTATTCTTCCCCAGTTGTTGGCCGGGGATAGTTCTCATGAGTTACAGTAACCGCCTTTACCTGGTCCGGGATAATCGTCTTGAGTCCGCTGTCGCCCTTCTCCTCCCGATAGTTCAATTTTGTGGCGAGGATAGTGAGCAGCTGCGAGAGCATGATTTGGTCCAAGTATGGGATGGTCCTGTAAATCACAGTACCGGAAGCGTATTCTACTTTGACTCTCGCCCATTTGAGGTCTCTCCTAGCCGCGCGATACGCCCTAGCAAAAGAAAAACTCACCTTCACTGCTGTGTACCCTAGCAACGCTAGTCCGCCATAGATTAGGATAGTACCGATACTCATTTGTTTGGCTCCTGTTCATTGAGAAAGTTCGCAATTAAATTAGCTAGCTCGTCCGCTTTTTTTAATAGGCGCCTATCCCCATTGTGCTTAATCTGAATGCATAGACCCCGGTTTGCGTGTCCATGTGTATTGTGGACGCCAATACTTCTTGCATCTATATCTACTGTATCCGTGTTTTTATACCAAAACATATTAGACCACCTCGCTATTGCTATATTGTTCCATGAAATCGTTCAGTTCCCCTTCGTCGTAGTATCTGCCATCTAGCTCGACTACGTCCATGTTATCAATGTAAGTCAGGACTTCTTGGCGGTACGCAGTCGGGTCCACCTCGCGGAGTACTTGAGACGGGGAGTAAGTGTAGGAACCGATAACAACTTCGGGCAGGGTGTCGTCCATTAGTTCATCGTGTCTCTGCTCTAGCTCTGCTTCAGTCCAGAAGCTGACCGTTTCGAGCGCAGCGTCTAACAGTTCCGGTCTGGCATTGAAGAGTTGGCGGGCTTTGTTGTACGTTGACATAGCTAATTCCTTTCAGTCATTATCTTTTCTGCGAAGCATTGACTTTTTATTGGGTCAAGGAGGGGACACCGTCCGTGGTGTCTTGTAGGCTGGCCTTGACTCGCGGTAACGGACAACCGCAAGGCGGTGTTCCTTGACGATTTGTCCCATAGCGGATATCATGGAGGTATCTTGATTGCTACTAGCAGCATCCTGCTGCGTTGTATAACTATCTTATCGGCACTTTTTAGAAAAACTTGAGAACTATTTTTGGCTATCTGTGTCGGGCATTGGAGCACTCTTGACTGTCGTGCTGTCTGTATTGACGAGAGGCAATATTAGCCGGGTTGAGTACTTTGTGGCGATACTATCTAACTCAGCTTTTTCGCCGTAAATAAACCCACGTACCCAGATATCAACCGCAGATTCAATCAAACTTACAGTTATTTGAGTCTCACTTGTACGGACGCACTTGAGACTGTATGGCTTGTTCTTCGATGATTCCGGTATATAGATTTGAGGAATCAATTCGTCTAGTGAATTAAAATCTATCAATTCAGACTCTTCGCCGGTCATATCGTAAAAAGCTGGATAATACCGTTTGTACTGCATGGGAATGCCCTTTATCTAGTTAGTCAAGACTGTACTCAGTGAATTCGACGGGGTATACCGTAGTCCCGTCTTTACCTATTATAGGCCGGAGCGCGATAGCCCGGCAGTCGGGACGGTTGCCATAGGTGGCGAGGAACACCAGTCTCGCCGCCTCGCTATTGTAGTATTGGATGGAGCGTTTCACGCTTCGGTACCTCGCTGTTCGTTGTCGGGGGGAGTCACGGTGTCGCAGCTGAGACCCCGCGCCTTTACCTCGCTATGGAACTCGTCGGGGGTGATGATTCCCGTGTCAAGGAATACCTCTAGCTCCACATAATTATACCGAGATAGGTCTAACGTGTAGTTAATTTTGGTCACGGTGGTCTCCTGTATCGGACGCTAGCGCGTCCTTTGCGACTAGTTGCTTTTACCTATTTGTGTTTAAACCAGTAAACCGTCTTCATGGAATGGGAATCGTATTCGGCCGCAATATTAGTGGCCTTTACCTGTTTTGCCATCGCCATAAGCGCGTGATATTCATCACTGAATACTTTGTATCCGTTCAGTAAAACATAAATAGTATTCTTGTCTTTTCTGTCCCAGAAATAGTTTCCGTCGTTTAAGAATTCATAAAAGTTTTGCATAATTTGCCCTTTACCTGTTGTTGTATCGGACATCAAGGATGTCCTTTCCGGCTTTTACCTGTTGTTGTACTGTACATAGTGAAAAGTAACTAGTGTTTCGGTTTCGGTTCGGGTTTAACTAACTCAGCCCGGATTCACCGCTTGTTAATTATTATGCACGTGCCGTGCCAATATTGGCTTGTTGTTTTTGTTGTTGTTTTTGCCCAATACAGCGTCGACAGACTGGTCGGCGTCAATTAGTTAATTGACGGGTCAGCTACCGCGACGGGTCAGCTACCGCGACGGGTCAGCTACCGCGACGGGTCAGCTACCGCGACGGGTCAGCTACCGCGACGGGTCAGCTACCGCGACGGGTCAGCTACCGCGACGGGTCAGCTACCGCGACGGGTC